ATGCGAGCCGAAGGCCTCAAGGGCCGAACCGTCGAGACGTACACCGACGTAGCCGTCCTCCTGGCCGGCTGGCTCATCCACGCGCACGAACCCGCAGTCGACGACTGGGCCGACGTCCGCAAGAGCCACCTCAGGTTGTTCTTCGTCTGGCTCCAATCCGGCGGCCAGCCGTGCCCTCACCGGATCAACCCAGCCTCCCCGCCGATCGCCGGCTGCCAGGGCTACGGCCGGTCCTACGTCAACAACATCGGCAGAGCACTCCAGCAGTGGTGGAACTGGTACGCGCTCGAGGAGGAGGCACCTAACCCGATCGCCGGGATGAAGATCCCGTCGCCGCCGAAGCTCGACGACAACCCCCCGCCGGTGATCGAGGAGGACGAGCTCCGCACCCTGATCCGGAGCGCGGAGAGCAAGCGTGACTACACCAGCCGCCGCGACGCCGCCGTGCTGCGTCTGCTCGGGTCGACGGGCATCCGCCTGGGCGAGCTGGCCGGCATCGACCTGGCCGACCTCGACCTGCAGAAGCGGGAGGTGCGGGTCACCGGCAAGGCCGACCGCACCCGTACCGTGAAGTTTGACGCCAAGACCGCGATCGCGTTGGACCGCTATTTGCGGATGCGGCAGCAGAGGCTCATCAAACTGGGCGGTCAGTTCGGCGAGAATGCTGTCAACGCTCTCTGGATCGGGCATCGGCGTTTCGTCCGGATGACAGAAGACGGTCTTTATCAGGCGATCGTGCGACGGGGAAAGGCCTGCAATCTCAAGATCTATCCGCATCTTTTCCGGCATACCTTCACGCACCGGTACCTCGACAATGAGGGCAGCGAGGGCGACGTCATGGAGCTGAACGGCTGGGACTCTCCCCAGATGCTTCGGCGGTACGGCCGCAGCGCCCGGAGCGCCCGGGCGCGACGCGGATACGATCGCGTGAATGTTATGGGCGACATTTAGCCGAATATTTCCGGGCCGTTAACGAGCACCGGTTGTGCGACGTCCCCCGATAGGGGTAGTCCGACCGTTTTCAATCACCCGCCCACCGGTTCGGGTCTGCGGATCGCACGAATGATCGATTGGATCATTGAACCGTTTTAGGGTTCAACAATCCGCAGGTAACGAGGGGTCGTAACCAGGGGAGACCAGGCCGCAATCGGGACGAGGGACGGGGTATGTCAGCACGACCGGAGGCTCAGCGCGCACCAGAGTTCGACACGCCCCGCCGAGACAAACGGGCCGCCAGGTGGATCCAGGCCGGGCTCTTCGCGGCCACCGGCGCGGCCGGCTCGCTCTGGCTCTGCCAGTTCGAGCCGCTGGAGGTCACCCACAGCCTGAGCTGGCTGTTCCTGGCCGTCGTGCTCGCCTCCTGGCCGGCCTACCTGGCGTGGAGGCACTCCACTGCCGCTGGCCGCCAGCAACAGACCCTGGCGGCGTTTCACGAGGGATACGCCACCGGCTACCTGCGTGGAGTCACTGACCGGCTCACCGGCGCCAGCGTCGGCGACGACGAAGGATCCGCCGACCAGCGCTGACCGATTTCGATCCTCTGGCTTCACTCCAGGCTGCGCCCGGGTGCCGACCGATCACGGCCCCGGGCGCAGTCGCGTCTACGCCTGTGGCATCTCACCGCGGTGCTCGGCCCGGGCCTGCTCCAGCAGGCGAATGACGTCGGCCGGGTTGACCCGCCGCTGATGCCCGCCAGCGTGCAGCCGCCAGCCGATCGTGCCGTCCTCAAGCCGCCGGTGCATGGTCGTGCGTCCGATACCGAGCAGCTGGGCCGCGTCGCCGGGTCGTAGCCACTCGCCCGCCCGGGCGCGTGCCTCCAGGTCCGGCTGGTCCGCCATGCACGCGCCCCTGTCTCGAGTGTTCCGATCGCGCCGATCGTATCGGTCCACCCCGTACGCCCTGGTGATACACCCGCCTAGACCCTCTAATGTTCCAACTGTTCCATCTGTGCCATCATGGGGCGCATGTCGACCGACACCAGCACGCGCATCCCGGAGGCCGCCCTGAAGCAGGCCCGTGACGCCGTCGGCACCGGCCCGATCCCGGCACGCACCGCCCTACGCAAGATCCTCGGGGTGGGCTGGCAGACGGCCACCGACATTCACGATCGTCTGACGTCCGAACGAGAGCAACACCAGTCCGAGCGCAAGCGCGGCCTCCGCGCCGCCATGGCCCGTGTCCAGGCACGGGGGCCCCGCCCTCGGCACCTCCGGCTGCCATCCCGGCCCCGTCTCGCCCCCGCCCCCGAGCCGGCCACCATGCCGACGTTGGCCCCCACACCGGTGGAGCCCGAGACGGTCCAGAAGATCAAGGTCGCCGATCCGGTCCCGGCCGCCCCGACCCCGGTCCGGACGTGGCCGGTCCTCGGCCTGATCCTGCCCGCGTTCGTCGCGATCTGGTCCGGCTGGGTCGACCTCGGACGGCTCACCGGCTTCGGCGTCGTCCGCCCGTTCCCCGGCATTCCCGGCGCCGACCGGATCCAGATCAACACCGCCATCACGTTGCCCGTGGGCCTGGAGACGTACGCGGCATTCGCGCTCTACGTGTGGCTGTCCGGACGAATCCACGGCCGGGCACTGACATTCGCTCGCTGGTCCGCCATCGGCAGCCTCGCCCTCGGCGCGGCCGGCCAGGTCGCCTACCACCTGATGGTCGCCGCCGGCTGGACCTCAGCCCCCTGGTGGATCACCACCATCGTCTCCTGCATCCCCGTCGCAGTCCTCGGCATGGGCGCAGCTCTCGCGCACCTCGTCCGCTCGCCAGCGTGACCGACGAGGCATCCGGTAAGCAGCGGGACGTCCTGGACGTTCTCGTACTGCGGTATCTGTCCGGTCAGCCGCTCTGCGGCGCGGACGGATACCCCTACCTCCGGCCAGGGCTCGGCCAGCTGGCCGGCTACCAGCGGCAGGCGCTCCGGATCGGCATGCCCGCGCTTGCCGGCGTGGTGTGGGCGTGGCCGCAGGAGTCCGTCGCCGTCGTTGCGATGCTCGCGGCCGTCGCCCTCTGGCGCGCCCGGCGCCGGTGGGGTCGCATCCGGTTCCGGAATGAATACGTGACACCCACCCTTGCCGCCATCGGCCCGGCTCTCGGGCTGAAAGACGTACGCGTCGACCTGCATGTCGACCCCGGCCTCGGCCAGCTCACACCCCGTCTCGCGAAGCCGCTGTCACCGGCAGAGGAGTGGGTGCGTGTCCGGTACGGCACGTACCTGGAGCCGATCCTGCGGTGGCTGCCGGAACACATCCAGCGGGCCGTCTGGACGGTTCAGGGCTGGGTGTATCCGCTCACCAAGCGGTTGGACTGGTTCCGCCGGCCCGGCGAGAAGCTCGGCCCCAGGATCGAGTTGACCGCAGCCACGCCCTACCTGACGAAGGAACAGCGGCAGCTGGTGTCGGCCATCATCACCGCCAAGATCCCCGTCAGTGACCTGGTCGAGTCGTGGCACCAGGTCGGCGCAAACGTGCGCGCCCGGTGGACTGTGAGGCAGAGGCCGCCCTCGTCTGTCGGCGTCGACCAGCTGCTCGAGCACCTGCCGCGGCTGCAAGAGTGGGAGTTCTACATCGGCCAGGGCGCCGGTGACCGGCCGGTCATCCTGAGCCTGAAGGACGACAGCCCCCACATCGCCGTGTCGGCCGGAACCGGCGCCGGTAAGAGCGTGTTCGCTATGGACATTGCCGTGCAGGTGCTTCGCCGCGGCGGCCAGGTCATCATCCTCGACCGCAAGGGCAGCCACCGCTGGGCGCGGAACCTCGACGGCGTCACGTACTGCACGAAGCCAGCGCAGATGCACAACGCGCTGATCGAGGCAGCTGAGATCGCCGATCTCCGCAACGACATGGCGTTCAGCGAGGCCGACGACTGGGACCCGGGCCCGCGCATCCTAGTGATCTGCGAAGAGCTCAACGCCACCATCGGCATGCTCGCCAACTACTGGGCGGAGATCCGCGGCAAGGGGGATCCGAAGAAGAGCCCAGCGATCGCCGCGCTGGGCGACCTGCTCTTCATGGGCCGCAGTGCCAAGGTCAACATTTTGGCGATCGCGCAGATGCTCACCGCACGAGCCATCGGAGGCCCCGAGGCCAGAGAAAACTTCGGCATCCGTTGCCTCGCTAGGTACACGGCGAACGCCTGGAAGATGCTGGTTCCCGAGGCCAGCATGCCCAGGGCCAGCCGCACGCTCGGCCGGTGGCAGATCGTCATCGGCGGGGTTGCGACAGAGGTCCAGGTGGCCTACCTGACAACCGCAGAGGCACGTGCCCTAGCAAAGGTCACAAAAGAGCCTGATGAGGGCCTGAGCAGGGATGTCACAGGTGACAGTGACATGATGACGTTGCAGGACGCCATCGACGCCGGTGTGCTGCCTTGGAAGTACTCAGCGGCGAGGCAGCGGCTGGCTCGGAACGTCGGCCAGGTGCCGGCCAAGCGCGGCAAGCGGGGTAAGGCCGATCTCTACACGCGGTCAGACTTGGAGCGTTGGGCAGCGAGCGGACGTCGCTGAGCCGGACCGTCGTTCCGCGTCCGGCGGGAGGGGCCGTAGCCGATCGCTTCGATCCCGAGCCACTGGACGAAGACCTCGCGCCGCTCGACCGCGATACCGCCGCTCATCTCGTAGCCGTCCAGCCACACCCAGCCCACGTAAGTCTGCCGCGGCAGCACCCGGATGATGCGGAACAGGATCGGGGTCGCGAACTGGACGGACGCGGCTTTGCCGAGCCGGACCATGTCGCCGGGTCTCAAGTCTCTCATCGTCGGTCACCTCTGTTCAGCTTCTCGGCCAAGGCGAGCGGTTGGCGGATGCACTGCTCGTAGAGCGCCAGCACCGGGGCAGTGGGGACGGCGTGCGCGGCCTGGTCGAACAGCTTCCACAGGGCCGCGGACAGGGGAAGGCCGAGCCCGTGCTCGTCGACGAGCTGGGCGACGACGGGCTCACACGGCCAGAGCAGGCCGCAGCCGGCGCACAGCCCTTGGGGCCAGAGCGGCTCGTGGCTGGTCACCACAGCCGCCAGGCCGTCAGCACGGCTGGCCGGGCGACGCCCATGCGTACCGGCGGGCAGGGGAACACCTCGAAGCGGCAGCGGCAGTCCACGCGCCAGGGCCGCAGGATGTGCCGCATGCGGCCGTGTCTCAGGGTGTAGGTGGTCATGCCCAGCTCCTCCGAGGGGTGCTCGGGGATGGGACGGCGGTGGGCCTCACCGTGTGGGCGGCGAGGCCCACCGCCAGTGGGTGCGGCGCAGCCGGGCCCACTTTCAACCGGCCGGCCGCTACCCGTGCGATCGAGGCTACACGGGCAGTTGTCGATGGTAAACACGCTGGTAACGTCCACGGTGGACTGCCGTGGTGCTTACGGTGATCATCGTGGCGAAGGCGCGGAAGCTGTGGACGACAGGTGACATCGCCAAGCGACTCAGCGTCACCCGCCAATACGCCCTGCAGATCACCAACGACCGCCGGCGCAACTTCCCGGAGCCCTTCGACACCCTGCCGGGCGGGGTCCAGGTGTGGCTCATCGAGGACGTCGAGGACTGGATCGCTCGACACCCGCAACAGCCGATCGCCGAGGACCCCGAGAACTGATTGATGGACCGTGTGCGCCACCATGGCCGCCTCCACCGAGATCCGGGAGTTAGGGCGGCGGCGGGCCGGCGCTGCTGGACGCCAGACCCACCGCCGCGGCGACGGCCACCTCCCGGCCCACACCTTGGGCGCCGTCGCGAATGGCACGCTACGAGCGCACACCGGGTGCGTTGATGACTTCCGGTTATCAGTCCTTGACCAGGTCGGACAGTCCAACAGCGACGGCAGCGTGACGCATCTGCTTGGTCAGCGCGTTCCGCTTGGTCCGCCTGACGATCGAACCGACCGAGTCCTTGATGGTCGGCCGCAGGCGGAACCACTGCGGGCCGGCGGCTTCACTCCGGAGCATCATCGCGATGGCCTCGTGGTCTCTGCCCGTCTGGACGTAGGCATTCCCAAGATCAGCGAAGTAGGGGGCCTGCCGGTTCGCCAGCGGGATCCGCCCCGGCGCGATCAGCTCCGAGGCCTCGATCGCCCGCCGAGGCTCACCCAACTCGAGCTCGACGGCCACCCGCCAGAAACCGGCGTTCGTCGGCCCGAACGCAAACCGTGCAAGACCCAGGTCGACGGGTTCACCGAGCGACTGTGCAGCCTCCTCCGCCTCCCGCAGGTGGTCGTGCGCGACGTCCCCACGCCGGTCCACAGCAGCGCGTAGAGCGGCGTGGAGGTGGAGCATCCCGTACGCCTGCCGGACCTCCGGATCGCCGATGTGCGGCTGGATCTCGTCCGCGATGCGCTGGGCGAGGCGGGTCGGGGCACCGGGCATCTCCGGCGGCATCGCCAGGATGCGGATGAACTCGGCGATGCCGATCCAGGCCGGGTCGCCGACCTCGCGTGCCTCCTGGACGGCCAGCCGGGCAGCGTCCCGGGCGAGATCGGCGTAGCCGAGGTGCTTGAGGGTGTAGACGCCGACGTGCGCGACCTGGACCAGGTCCCCGCCGCGGAGCCCGCCGAGCATGTTCGGCAGCTGCGGGGCGACGGTCGCGAAGTCGTACGCCCCGCCCGCGATCATCAGCTCGCGGACGTCGTGGTGCGGCTCGACGAGCTCGCCGACCTCGCGCCGGATCAGAGCCTCCCGGATGGCCGGCACGTGCGCGGCCGCGGCCGCCTTGGTGGCGTCGGTGGGGTCGCCCGGCTGTCTGGTGAGGTCGGCGATGGACACGTTCAGGGCCTGGGCGAGAGCAACGAGGGTGGAGCGGTTGTTCACGGGTTTGATGCCGCGCTCGATGAGGCTGAGGTACGGCTGGCTCATGCCGGCGAGGCCTGCGGCGGCGCGCTGGTTGAGGCCGCGGCGTTTGCGCCAGTAGGCGACCTGGGCGCCGATGTTCTGTGGTTCGCCGATGGTGGCGGGCATTGGTGCTCCCCTGGTTGTGGGCGGGGTGCGGATCTCGGCTGATATCGACGGTACTCAGAAACGACGAAAGCGCCCTCGTCACCAGGCGCTGGGCCTGGTGACGAGGGCGACTCTCAGTTTCGGTTCGCGGCAGTACGGCGCTTGGCTCGCTCGTCCTCGCGCTGTTCGGGGGTCATGCTGGCGAGCCGGACGCTCTCGCGTGCCATGCCGGTCCAGCCGATGATCAGCTTCTGGGGCACCTTGGCCTGAGCGGCGGCAAAGATCTCGGGCTTCAGCTCTTCGTCGAGGGTTGCCATCTGCGCGGCGAGCCGCTGCCGACGTTTGCCGAGGTCCTGGAGGCGGGTGGTGTCGTGCTCGCTCATGGTCTCCACGTTAGCCCAACGTTGGGCCTAGTGGTGTCATCCATTCGCGGGACAGTTAGGCCTAGCGTTGGGCCCAACGTTGGGCCTAAGCTGAGGATGCAAACGAGCGAGGGAGAACGAGATGCGCGAGATGACCGCCGAGAAGGCCGCCACCGAGATCCGCCAGGCCTACGGCACCTGGAAGACCCAGGGCGGCGAGGGCTGGATGCGCACCGTCGAGATCTTCCGCCGGGCCGACCTCAGCCTCGACGAGGCCGCCGCCGGCGTCCGCCACCTGCTCCGCACCGAGCCGACCTTCACCGCCGCCCACGATCCCGCCCGCCTCGAGCAGACGGAGGACGACCGGGCCTGCCAGATCCCGCTCGGCCGCGACACGGTCGGCCTGGTCGTCTGGGGCTGAGAGCCGGGGCCGGGAGACCGGCCCTACCGATCAGGCCGGTTCCGGGCCCGGTGGAGGGCGCCGGCCTCCACCTCGGCCCACGGGTCCGGTGAAGTCTCCGCAGCCCGCATCCGCTCCAGCGCTTCCACCGCGACGGGGCGCCAGTCCCCGCCGTAGTCCCGGTCCGCGCGGGCCTTCACCCACTGCCACAGCTCCGGGCTCATGATCTTGTCGCCGCCCATGCGGCCAGTGTGCGCCGGGCGGCATGCAGCGGGCTACCGGCCGAGGATCTTGTCCCAGGTGCGCGCGTCCACCACGCCGGTCACAGGGACTCCCACGATCCGCTGGTAGCGGCGCACCCGATCCTGGGTGGCCGGGCCGAACCGGCCGTCGTCCTTCGCCCCGACCCACCGCTGCAGGAACGCGACGTCCGGGCCGACCGCGCCGATGCGCAGGGTGCGGCTGCCCGGCTTCGGTCCGCCGGCCGGCTTACCGCTGCCCTGCAGTGCCTTGGCCGCGGCGATCGCCGCGGTGCGCGACACGTTGATCTCGAAGTGCATGTCGTCGGGGCGGGAGTAGTCACCGCCCCAGCGAATGATCTTGACGCCGTTGTGCGAGTACCGACCCAGAATGGCCCGGATCTTGGCCCGCTGCGACGGGGTAAAAGTGTTCCGCCGCCCCTGCGGGTGCACCAGCCAGTTCAGGTCCACCGCGGCACCGATCGCGTGCCGCGACCAGGACGACGTACCGGCGATCCGGCGCGGGTTGAAGCCCCCACACTGGCCCGGGATCAACTCCTCCACCTCACGGTCGAAATCCCTGGCAAGGCCGAGCAGCAGCGGCGCGACCTCACGCGCGAGGGTCAGCTTGATGCTGGTGCCGGGCACCAAGTACGTGGCCACCGCGGCGCCGGGCGCGGGGACGGTGAAGCCGAGCAGCGTCGCCATCTCAGGCCTCCTCCTGGTCCTCGTCGTCGTGGCCCGGGCAGTGCGGCGGCGGACCAACCTGGTCGGCCGAGTCTGGGGCAACCTCGACCAGGTCGACCGGCGGCAGGGCACCGACGTCTGCGGCGGTCATCGGATCACGCCCTGCTCGCGGAGCTCGGCGAGCACCTGGTCCGCAGCGTCACGCGAGCCGGCGCGGATCCGGGCGTCCAGCTCCCCGTTCGTTCGGTGCTCGATCGTCTGGAGCGTGCCGGTCTGCGCGGTCGTCTCGGCATGTACCGCGGCGACCTGCTGTTGAACACCACTCACCGCTGCGGTGCCGGCGAGCGCTCCGCCGCTGATCCCGGCCAGAACCGCACAGACGGCGATGACGTCACTGGCCGGCCACGCGGCCAGCGTGGCCAGGGCGACGCCGAGAGCGCCGATCACGGCGGTCAGGCCCACGGCCTGCCAGGTGAGTTTGGACATGAAGCTGCTCCTACGAGATCTTGCGGACGGTGACAGTGGAGCTCTGGCGGAGCCCGCCAGAGGTGGCCGAGGAGACGTTCGGTGCCCATTGCAGGGACAGGAGCCCGGTGACGGTGACCTCCACCCAGCGGGACTGCTCGCGGACGCCCTGCCAGATCGCCGACGACGTGAGGCCGTAGACGGCGTCGACGTTCGCGGCGTAGAGCGCTGTCTGGGTGGAGACGGCGCCGTTCGGGCCGGTCGTGTTCGCGGCGGTCGGGCCCGTGACGTAGCGGACGGGCACGTTCCACGTGCCCGTGAAGCTCCACCGCGTCTTGATCGCGATCGCGCCCGCGCCGCCGATCATCGCCAGGAGCATGTCGACTTCCCAGATGCCCGGTGTGAGGGTGATGCCGAACAGCTCGCCGTCGTTGGCCAGCGTGGTCGTCGACGTCCTCGTCTCCGAGGTGGTCTTGACCGTCGTGGCCGGGATGCGCTCGTCGATGTCGTCCAGGCTGGACGGTGTGACCGGCAGGCCGGGAATGATGGCCACAGACGTCCTCCTATCGGGCCCAGCGCAACGGCTGGTCAAGCACGAGAGCGGCGCCAGCAGAGTGCGCCAGGGTGTAGCCGTCCAGGCCGCGCGTGAGCGTGAACGTCTGCGGGCTGGTGGCCCCGCTGACCGCCGTCACGGTGACGCGCTCTGCTTTCGCGCCGGACGGGTGCAGGACCCACATCACCATCGGCACCACCGAGGCCAGCGACCACGGCGTGCCCACCACGGCAACGCTCACGGCCTGGGACGTGCCGGGGGTGACCACCGCCAGGCCGGAGACGAGCGTGGTGCCGTCGGAGTCGGCCAGGTCCACACCCGCCACGCCGACCACCCACGGTCCGTGCGGCACCGTGTTGAACTGGATCTCCCGACGCCGGGGGCGGATCGTCTCGGCCCAGCCGTGGACCTGCAGGTCGATCGGCGACGGCGGCAGCCAATCCGGCGGATCGGTGATCACGATCCGGTCGCCCGGTCCGGCGGCCGCGATCGCCCGCGCCACCTCCGGTTTCCCCGCGTCGACCAGCCGCGTCAGCGGGATCCGGACGACGGGGTACCGGTACTCGTCCCACGTGCCGAGGTGGACCTCCCACCAGGCGACGTCGTGGAGTTGGTCGTCGGTCTCGAGGTCCAGGGTGTCGCTGCCGGGCCGCCGGCCGACGCCGACGGGGTGTTCCTGGATGCTGAGCCTGCCGGCCGTCGCCGTCGCCTGGTAGCTACTGCCCGCCCGACGTTCGGCGGTGTAATCGTTGACAACGTCCTCGGTCGGCTCGTCGGGTTCCAGGTGCGGGGACTCGCCCTCTTGCCCGTACTCCAGCGTTGCCCGCGGCACCTGGTTGTAGAGGCTGTACCTGGTCCGGTACTCGAGCATCATCGCGTCGCGGGCCTCGCCGAGCAGGCCGCGGTCGACGGCCGCGCACGAGGTGAACAGCTCAAGCGCCTTGCCGGGCTGCTGCGGGCCCATCCGCTCGGTGTTGTCCGGGTCGCCGATGATCCGGACCGGGATGCCGAGCTCCTCGCCGAGACGAAGCAGGCGCCGGCCGGCGGTTTCGCCGTCGTTGCCGACGATCGCCGTGTCGATGCCCGCGGCCAGGGTGGCGGAGGTGCCGAGCATGACGTGCCCGGCACCTCCGCCCTCCAGCTCGCCCTTCGGGGAAATCCGAACCTGCGAGGACCGGCCCACCGTCCGGGAGCTGAAGGTCCCGTCGAGCCCAAGCTCGGTCACCGTCAGGTCGGCGTTGATACGCCGGACGAAGACCTGCCAGTAGATGTCGCTGCCGGTCTGGGTGAGCTGCCAGCCGATCATCTGACGGCGGCCGAGCACGTCGAAGTTGATGTAGAGGGTGTCGGCGATCTCCGTATCGGTGGAGTCCAGGCCACGCAGCCGCAGCTGGCCCGTGCTGCTGACCTCGAGAACCCACCGCGTGGCGGATCCGGCGACAGCCCGGACCTCGGCAAGGACGGCGTCGGCGAGCCAACCGGTGGCAGGGGCGTCGGCGACCATCCGCATCGCGATCACGCCGGTGCCGGTGTGGGTGTTCGGCTTGCCGGTCAGCGTCGTGCCGTACGTGAACCCGAGTAGCGGGGCGCTGCCGGGGATGGCTTCGGACGAGCCGAGGTCCGGCTCTCCGGTGATGGTCATGGCGGTGCCGCCGGCGAGGGCGGAGGCGATGCTGGTGGCGTCGGAGCCGTCCTCGCAGGGCCAGTAGCCGACCATCAGCGGCAGGTTCGCCGCGGCGGTGGCCTCGCGGTAGAGCGGGGACCGGAGCGGCTCGGACGGCTGTTGCAGGCGGCGCAGCCAGCCGCCGATTTCCACCGGCGCGGTTTTGCGCCGGCCGGAGGTGACCCAGCGGACGGGCCAGTCGGCGACCTCGCCGCAGACGCGGACGTCGAAGTTGCGGAGCTCGGCACCGGTGAGCGTCCAGGTCTTGCCGGTGGAGTCCGCGAACGACGTCGCCCCGGGCGTCTGGGCCGTGAAGTCCGGGTTGGCCACCACCGAGCCAGCGATGCCGTTACGCAGCTGCATCGCGTGATAGCGGCCGGTCCCGTCCGCCGAGGCCAGGTCGTTGTAGCCCACCCGCAGCGGCGCAGTCCCGGAGTACACGCTCGTGACCCCGACACCGGTGACGGGATCGCCGAGCTGCGTCCACGTGCCGCCGATCGTGTCGGAGGTGTAGAACACCACGGTCCAGCCGCCGCTGCCGTTGTTGACGTCCAAGGTCACGCGGATCGCGCACCGCCCGGACCCAGCCGGGACGATGTTCTCCGTCGCCTCGACCGTGATCGCCGACGCCAGCGTGCCGTCCGGCGACCAGCGGAAGGTAGGGGCGAGGTAGCGCATCCACAGCGCCCACGACCGCTGGTTCCCGGTGGTGTTGTACTTCCCGCACAGGCTGAGGATGGAGTCGAGGTCCCAGGTCAGCGGCTCCACGTCGATCCGCACGTCCAGGTCCCCGGTGATATCCAGGGCCGCGGCGTCCGGGGTCGAGGCGATGTCACCGGAGACGCTGATCCACAGGTGAGTGTCGTCTCGCGCCCACGCGCGCATCGGCGTGGACCGGCCGAGGTAGCCGAAGTACGGCGACCTCGGGTTCCGGGAGCTGAGGTCGCCGTCGTCGTTGCGCAGCGTCAACGAGCACCGGGTCGGATCACCGACCACCGCGTTTTTCTGCCGGCCGCCGGTGATCCGGGCCGGGTCGGAGGTGAGGACGGAGACGTCAATCCAGTCCCCGTCGATCTGGATCTGGGCACCGAAGTCGGCCACGAGCGCCTCCCCTGTTACTGGCCGAGGACGACCTGGACGTCGCCGCCGCGCCACTTGATCGCGCCGCGCAGGATCTCGACGAGTAGGTCGTCGATGGCGGCGCCGGACGAGCGGAGTTCCAGCACGGTGCGGCCCATTAGGTCCCGAAGCTTGCTGAGCGGGATGACGGCCTCGTCCTCGCCGCCCTCAGCGACGCCGACGAGCCGGCCGCCGGGGGTGGCCGGCACGATGCCGCCCTGGGCGAGGTACGGGATGTTGGGGGTGTCCATGCGGGCGCCGCCGATGACACCGAACGGCGTGCTGACGGAGGGCAGGCTGAAGGAGAGGTTGTTCCACCTCGCGATCACCCAGTTCACGGCCCCCTTGAAGCTCTCCTTGAGCCCGTTCCACATGCCCGACGCGGCGGAAGAGATCCGGCCAGGGAGCCCGCGCACCCAGGTGATCAAGGCGTTTCCACCAGCCTTGATCCGGTCATAGGTGGTCTTGGCCGTGTTGTACCAGCTGCCGACCTTTTCACCGGCCTTTTCGAACCACCTGACCAAGGATTTGACCTGCTCGATGATGTCCTTGATCTTCTGCTGGTTCTCCGGCCGGTCCAGCCACGCGGAGATCCGCTCCAGGGTGACGTGCGCCCCGTCGAGCACCGAATCCGTGGCACCCTTGGCGTCCGGGAAAATGATGGCCAGGAATTTCCCGACGACCTCGACGATGTCCTCACCGACGACCCAGATCTTCTCCATCGTCTCGGCGCTGTCCTCGAAGAACTTCTTCAGCGCGCCGGACTCGTCCGCCTTGCGGATCCATTCCGAGAACTTCTCGACGGTGTTGGCCAGCCGTACACCGAAACGCTCCATGAAGGGCCCCGCCTTCGCGGAGAGCCGCCCCCAGGCGTCCATGAACGGGCCCGTGATGGCCTCACCGATCCGGCCGATCATGCGCTCAAAGGACGCCATCCCGGCATCCATGTTCTTGATGAACGACTTCTTAGAGACCGATTCGCCGAGGTTGTGAAACAGCCCGTTCACCATGCCGGCCATGGAGGTCAGCCGCGACTTGAGCGTGCCCTTCCACTTCTCAGCGACCGAGGTAATCCGGTCACCCACGCCCTTGAACAGCCGCTCCTGAACGGCCAGACGAAGATCCTCAAAGGCGGGCTTGAGCCGCTTGATCGCGTCAACGGCGGCCTGAGCAGCCGGCGCGAGCTTTGTGATCTCCTGACCCGCGCCACCGCCCCCGCCACCACCGACGGGCTTGCGTGCCTGCTGCAGCGCATGCTCGGCATCCGCGACACCCTCGACCGCGGCACGTTCCCGCTTACGGGCAGCCGCCACCTCGTCGACAGCGGCCCGGTGCCGCTCCTGCGCGGCCTTGACCTCGTCGCTGCCCTTGATACCTTTCTTGGCCGCCTCAGCGTGCTCCTCGCCCAGGTCCTCGACGCGGTCCTTGGACTCCTCGGCCGCGTGCTGAGCCTCCCGGAGCGCGAGCTCGGCGCGCTGGATGGCGAGCGGCTCCCACGGACGGCGCAGCGCTTCCTGGTAGGCGACCTCAGCTTCCGTCACGCGGAGCGCAGCTGACTCCTGGGAGAGCTTCGCCCCGGCCAGATCCCGGCTGAGATCTTGAAGGTTCTCGGCCGCACGCCGTTCCGCGCGGGCCAAGTCTTCCTGTGCCTCCTTGGCACGGACACGGGCGCGAGTCAGGTTCTCTTGGCTGGCCGTGACCTCTTCGTTCGCGTCCCGGACCCGGCGCTCGGCCTGGGCGATCTGGTAAGCCCGGTCGACCATCGCCGCACCGGATCCGCCCCCACCGCCGACCTTCTTGAAGGCGTCGTCGAGCCCCATGAACCCGAGCCCGAGGACGCCGGTGAGGGCACCGAGGCCGCCGATCAGGCCGGGCAGCGAACCGAGCGCACCACCGAGGACACCGATCGCGGAAGCCGAGCTGGCCGCCGCCGCACCGAGAGCAGCGAACCACGCCAGCGTCTGGATGATCGGCCCGCCGGACTGTGCGATCACACCCATCAACGACGACATCGCGCCGCTGACGACGCCGAACCCGCCCCGGATCCCACCGCCGATGCCTTCGGCAGCCGCACCACCCAGGTTGCGGCCTTCGCTGACGAACTTGCCCCGGCCGTCACGTAGCCGGCCGTTCGCGTCCCGGGTGAAGCCCTCGCCGCCCTCCCGGCCGGCACGGCCCATGGCGATCGCCGCTTCGATCGCAGCCTGCTCGGCAGCGGTGACGAACCGGCCCTTCGTGTCCCGGAGCCGCCCGCCGGCGTCGCGGGTGAACGCGTCCGCACCCCGGGCACCAGCAGAGCCCCAGTTACGGGCGATCCCGGCCGCCGTGGTCGCGGCGTCGGCCTGCATCGCCTGCCCAGCCGCACGAACCTTGCGCCTGCCGTCGCCCAACCCTTTCTCCAAGGGCCGGTCGTCGGTCTTCAGGATGGCGACAAGCTCGCCCAGCTTCAGCGCCATCCCGGCCTCCTACTCGTCGGGCACGGGCTCGTGCTCAGGTGGGGGTTTCATCGCGAGAGACAGCCTGGATTTGGGCATGCTGAGCAGGCCGACGATCCGGGTCTGGAGCCAGCGCCAGGACCGGGACGCCATCAGCCCCGGGTCCTCGACGTCGATGCCATACTCCGAATGCAGGTCGGCCTCGATCGCGGCCCAGTGCACGAGCAGGTCGGCCCAGGTGGTTACCGGGGCCGACTCCCGCGCCTGGACTTCCGGCGGGATCTCGTACCACTCGTAGAGCCCGGTGACGGGGTCTCGCTGGCCCCGCCCGTACTGGTCGCGCCAGTCCTCTCCGCTGCCCGACGCTCCTGGCGGTTCGCCGGGCTCTGCAGTTTTCCCGGGTCCCCAGCGGACTTCCAGAACAGCTCGGCGGCTTCCTCGCCCCGGACGATCCAGATGAACGCCGTGCTGCCGCAGAACTCGATGTACTCGTCCTCGACACCGTCACGCACCATGGCGTCCCAGACCGGGCCGAGGACCCGCTGCGAGAGCGTCATGCTTCCCGGCAGCTTCGGCGCCAGGGCCCTCGCCTCGCGCTCCTCGTCCTCGTCCTCGGCGACGCCAGCCGAGTAGATGGAGCGGCACCACAGGCCGAGTTCCGCCGACGCGGGCGGGACCTCGTACGTCCGGCCTTTGACGGGCAGCTTCAGTGGCTCGGCGACGAGGTAGTTGGTGAGTTCCTCGAATGCCACGTCAGCTGATCACCAGGTCGTCGGCGGCGGTGTTCGGGCTGGCGCCGGCCGGTGTCGTGACCACGGCGTCCCGGGTGCCGGCGGTGAGCGCGGGCTTCTGCGCGGTGATCAGCCCGTCGTTGTTCACGACGAATGTGGTTGCGGCGACGCCGCCGAAGGTCACCGCGGTGGCGCCGGTGAACTTCTGGCCGAAGATCTGGATCAGGCCACCCGCGGCGGTTCCGGCCGCGGCCGGGGACAGGCTGGTGATGGCCGGGAGCGCGGAGGCGAGCGGATTGGCGATGTCGGCGAGCGGCCCCTGTCCCATGAGGACGAAGTCGATGACCTCGCGGCCCTTGCCGCCGGACTGCTTCCACTCCTTGACGTACGCGCGGCCCTCGGAGCTGTGCCCGTCGTCGAGGCCGTCGCGGTTGTAGAACCGCACCCCGAACTCCGAGGCCTGGGCGCTCGCGGATCGGAGGGCCTTGTACTTGGTCCGGAGGAAGGCGTGCTGCGTGTCGACAGCCGATCCGGCCGCGTTCGTCGAGAAGGCGATCTTGCCCTCGATCTGCCAGCTGTAGCCGGTGACCGCGTCGCGGGCGGCGCCACCGTCCTCGTACGCCTCGTCGTCTTCCGTGCGCAGCGTCTCCGTCAGCTTCGCCTCTTCCACACCCATCAGCTGGAAGTAGCTGCTGGCGGGGAACGTGGCGGTGTCCAGGTCGATGCGGTACTTGCGGGCGAGGACGGTGACGCGGGTGCTGGGTGTGGTGGCCATGCGGACCTCCTAGTCGGTGTTGTTGCTGGTCGGACGCATGGCGTCCACGTGGTAGTTCTCCGACCGCTCCCAGCGCCGGGAGCCGTCGCGGCCCATCGACGTGTACGAGGAGCGGACGATGTCCTTGACGGGGATGCCTCCCCAGGTGAGCCCGGATGCGCCGTCGAGCAGGTCGAAAATCTGGTCGGCGAGGTCGTCGCAGTCGCGTGGGTCCTGGCCGGCCCTCAGCCGGATCTGCACGCCGAGCCGGTGGTCGGCCATGCCCGGCAGGTTCGTGCCGAGCGGGTACGCAGCGAGCGTGATGAGCCGGTCCGGCTGGGCGGGGATGTCCCGGATCACGATCGCCGTCGCGTTGCTCGAGTAGGCGGCGCCGGTGGGATCCCAGGTGCCGATGCCCGCGTCCTGGAGGTGTTCGGCAAGGCCGCCGAGTAGCCGGCTGGTGAAGCCGTCGCCGATCGCCATGTCAGCCTCCGAGTAGGTCGCGGGGCGGGCCGGCGAGCAGCTGCAGCATCGTGTCGCGTTCCTCGGTCATGGGCTGCTCGAGGTATTTCGCCTGCCGTCCTGCGTCGTGGCGCCAGGTGAGTTCCTCGTGCTGACGGACGGCGTAGGGGCGGTCGTAGGAGACGGCGGCGGCCTGGTCGTCGGCATCGGTGGACACTTCGCCGGACCGCTCCAGGTCGCCCTCTTCGAGCGGCACGAGGACGGAGGACGCCTGGAGCAGGTGTTCGGCGGCGAGTTCGAGGCCTTCCATGGAGGCGCCGCGGATGGCGGCGAGGATGCGGTCGTCGTCCCATGCGAGCCGGTACCCGTCGCTTGCCTCACGGTCCACGGCTACTCCAGGTTGATCTCTTGGTGCTCGGGAAGAGCGAGGCCGGGGGCGGTCAGCCGGGCGGCGGCGAGCACGCGGGCTGGCCGGGACCGCCAGGGGACGGTGACGAGCGACCCCGGCTTGATCTCCGGGTCGAGCGGGGCGAACACCGTGGTGCTGCTCAGGTGCTCGCTGCCGTAGGCGTCGACGGTCTGCACGGTCACGGCACGGCGGACGTCCTCGATGTAGCAGGGGCTGAGGCTGGTGGCGGCCGCGAAGGTGTCGCCGTAGGCGCCAGAGCCGGTCCAGGCCTGAACGGTGACGGTGTGCGGGGTGAGGCCGACGGAGGCGAGGAACTCTTCCCAGGTCACCAGCAGTACCCCCACGGTTCGCCGGGCTGGCCACCGGTGAGGCCGGCGGCCTGCAGGGTGAGCCAGGCCTGGTCGACGAGCCCGTTGGTGCGCGGGACCGGGCTGGTGGGCGTCGCGGCCTTGGTGCCCTGGAGCTTGCCGATCGTGAAGCTGGTGATCGTGGTGAGGATGCCGCCGAGCCCAGTGGAGTCGCCGTCCTGGGCGTTGCCTGCGATCTGCTCGAGCGAGGCCTGCCGCAGCGCCTCGACGTACACCGGGTCGGTGATGTCGTAGACGGCGGCGAGGAGTGCCCGGTCGATCTCCCGGGCGGCGCGGATGAGCAGCTGGTCGGCGTTGTCGGGCAGCGGGGACAGGATGTCCGACAGGTCGGCTTGGGACGCGTACGCGCCGGTCGGCGGGACCGCCAGGGTGGAGCCGTCGACGACTTGGAAGGCGCCGAAGCGGGCGTCGGTGACGGGGCCGGTGACGGCCACCTTGTAGGTCCACTGGCCGAGGTCTGTGGGTTCGAAGGTGGCGGCCCGGTAGATGCCGAGGCTCGGCGAGGCGACGGATGGGATGACCGGGCTGCCGACGGTGGGCGTGGCAGTGAACACCACGGTCGCGGCGGCCAGGGCGCCGTCCCGGTCGTAGACGGTGTGCTCCAGGTTGACGCCCTGGCCGAGCAGGTATCTGGGCACGGGCGCCTCCAGGCGGTCAGGTGGGTGGTCGGCCAGTGCGGAGAACCAGCGGCCGGGAGACCGTCGCCAGGACGGTTGGCCTCGTGGTGGTGCGGAGCGCGCTGGTGGGCGCGGAGGTGGCCCCGTCAGGCGGAACGATGATCGCCGTGGCAGTCAGGCTGCCGAGACCAGCAAGGGTCGCCATGGCCGAGGTGGCGCGGGCGACGGTGCCGGTGAGGGCACCAACAGCGGCGAGGAGGCCGGTGTCGACGGCAGTGCGCACTGCCGTGGCGCTGAGTGCGCCGGTGCCGGAGAGTGTTGCGGTTTCGACGCCTGGTGGTGTGACGTCGCCTGCCGCGGTGAGTGTCCCGGTGGCGGACAGAACCGCCGTGCCGAGGCGAGTGGTGGTGCCGGTGGCTGTGAGTGCCCCCGTGGCGCTCAGGGTGCCGGTCGTGGCTGCGGTGCGTTCGCCGGCGGCGGTGAGGCTGCCGGTGGCGGTGAGGGTGGCGGTCTGGTCGCCGCCGGTGGTGCCGGTGGCGGTGAGCTCGCCGAGCCCGGCCAGGGCCGCCGTGGTGGCCTGGGTGCGGGCGGCGGTGCCGGTGAGTGCTCCGGTGGCGGCGAGTGTGGCCGTGGTGTCGGTGGTGCGGAGTCCGGTGCCGGAGAGGCCGCCGGTTGCGGCGAGGGTGGCTGTGGCGTCCTGGGTGCGGACGCCGGTTGCCGCCAGAGTGCCGGTCGCCGCCAGGGCGGCTGTGCCGCTGGTGGTCTTGGTAGCGGTGCCTGTGAGGGTGCCGTTGGCGGCCAGGGTGGCGGTGGTGCTGGTGTCGCGGGTCGCCGCCCCGGACAGGGTGCCGGTGGCTGCCAGCGTGGCGTCGGCGTTGTGGGTGACCGGGCCGCCCGCCCCGGCGGTGTAGTCGACGTCGACGAAGTAGTTGGTCTGGCTGCCGGGGCTGTTCGGGTAGCCCGCCGACGCGTTGATCCGGAACGTGCCCTGGGAGATGGTTTTCCCGGCGACGGTGTCTCCGTCGGCGTCGGCGGTGATGTTGCCGTTGACCAGGTCGCTGCCGAAGAAACTGGTGGTGGCGACGTACCGGCCGTCACCGGAGAACACGCTGGCCCGGTACGCGGTTCCGGCGGTGACGGAGACCGGGCCGATCGGAACCGTGTTCCACGTGCCCGGGTTCGGGGCGCTGCCCATGGTGGCGCTGGCGAGCAGCGTGCCGGTGCCGGGGTCGCTGGTGTCTACGGACCAGAGGGCGACGGTGTAGACGCCGGAGACGGTGGTGGTGGCGAACCAGCGGATCGCGGTGACCTGACCGTCAGCGGCGAACCGCATCGTCGTAGCGACGGTGATGCCAGGCGTGCCGTCGGACGCGTTGATAACCGCCGGGGTCTGGTTACGGAACAGATGCTCCGCGCCGGACGCCCTGGTGGGCGGGCCGATCGGATGGCCGTAGCCGATCGGGACCGAGTTAGCCGAGACGGAGGTCCCGACCGTCGAAACCTGGTTCGCGCCACCACCGGTCCAGTCGCGTACAGGAATAGAAACGGCCGCCTGGTCAAGTACCCAAAACCCAGCCGGACCGGTACATAGCCAGGCCCCCAGTGAGGCCGCAAGCGTCGATACCTCGTCGTCAGAGAGCGCGCGGGTCCAAGCGGCAGCACACTCCATGTCCCCAACTAGGCGTGCTACACCCGAAACCCAGTCCCCCAGCCCTAGGCCTGTGATCGCCATCGGCGTGATCGTGAAGGACACCGAGTTTGAACGTGTCCATACGCCTGTACTCATGTTGAGCGCGTGGAACCGAGCTGGTGTATTGCCCGCCGTCTTGCTGACAACCAACAGGTACCAGGTGTTGATGGCCAGCGTGATGGCAGAGCTTGGGGACCTGTCGAAAGCGTTGATGCGGGCGGTGAATGCACCCCCGCCCGCAATCCGGATGTTGACGGCCTGATCAGATGCGCCGGCGGAGGAGTACGGATATTGGGTGCCGGAGGTCGATGTGAAGCGCACCATGATGGCCGCAGCGAACCCGTCGGTGAACCCGAACGTTCCGGCGGTCAGAATGACCTCTCCGTTGGAGAATGTCCGTGCCACTCAGGCCCCCTAGCTTGTGGTGTAGCTGAGCCCCACCGCCAGAAGTTCGGCGTCGCCAGTGGCCGTGTCGGAGCCGTCAGCTGCTGCCCGAGCCACCCGCACCACCACCAGGTCCCCGGCCGCCAACGAGTCCGCGTTGGTCAGCGTGATGCTGGTCTCGGCGAGGTACCCGGCCGTTCCCGGCACCGTCGTCGTCCCGGTGTTCGCCGACCCGAAGTCCTGGGCGTCCACATCCGTCGAGTCGCCGGGGCTGGTCGCGGAGATCCGCACGTCCCAGACCACCGCACCGCTCGTGGCGCTCGCGGCCAGCCATTGCAGCTTCGCGACCGGCGTCGACGCGTAGTCGTCCGGCATCCGAAACTGCCAGACACACCACTCTTCGCTGCTGGCGTCGAAAAGCAGCTTGAGCGTGTAGACACCCGGCGCGGTTGCCGACGACTTCGTCACGCTCATGCCCGGCGCCAGGTTGCTGGCAGACCCGTCCGGGAGCGTCGCCGCCCCCGGCGTCAGAACAATCGTCCCGAGCACGTCAGGCCGCCAGCCCGCCCTGCGTCGCCGTCGGCGTGATCGACAGCGTATCCCCGTTTGCCACCGTCTTGTTCGCCCCCAGCGGCCCCGAAATCTGGAAGTTCCCAGAGGTCAGGGCATCCCATTCGCTGACGTGGGAGATCGTCTCCGTACCTGCCGACCACGACGTCCAGGAGACCGCCGTACCGGTCATCGACCGGTTCGTGCTCACCGTGGACGGCGCCGCATACGTCACCGGCTTCCGCGTCGTCTCCGCCGACGCGTTGGCCGTCCCCGCCGCGCCCGGATCACCGGTGTGAACCTTCAGGTGCGGGGTGTACGCCGTCCACGTCGTCCCCCGGCGGACATTCAGGATCGCGTCCGCGTGCGTCGTGCTCAGGCCTGTCGTCACTTCTCGGCCCCCTTCGCCTCCAGGTGCGCCAGCAGGTCCCCGCCGCGCAGCTCCTCAGCCCCCGCCGTCTGCGGCCCACACAGACCCGTCGGGCAGCCCGCCTCACGGCAGCAGTCCATGTGCAGGTACAGCCCCGGCTCGTTCAGCTGGTCGATCGCCAGCGCCTTCACCTCCGCCGGGTGGTCGCTGCCCAGGACGATCGCGATAACCGCCTGGCTCGGCCGGTCATCGCGGTCCGGATCGGCACCGACCGTGTGCCGAGGGTGGTCGTCGATCAGTCCACAGCGATCACACACCCGGATGGGCCGGTCGTCGCCGATGTTCTCGTGCATCAGCCCCTCCAGGGCGTGAGATGGAACGGTGCGGGCCCGGGGAACAGCCGGAAACCCGAGCCCGCACCGAGATCAGGTGAGGACGACGTACGGCACGAACTGCTTCGCCGTCGTGCTCGTGATCGTCAGCGGCGCCGAGGCCGTCAGCGACGAACCCGACGACTGCGACAACGCCCGCTCGCCGGTCACGATCGCCGGAGCCGCCACCGAACCCAGCAGCGTCGGCGGCGTCGTCGCGGTGACCATGATCCCGACGTAGTAGATGCCAGTCCGCGGCACCGTCACCGGGCTCGCCAGCGCCAACGTCTTCGTCGTGTTCGCCGCCCACGCCGTGCTGGTCTGGTCCCCGGTCTGCCCCAGCAGCGCCGGAACCGCGCTGTCGTCGTACAACGCGAACCAGTAGTTCGTCGGCGTACCGGCCGCGGTCGCACCCGACCGCACCGAGATGTTCGTGATGATGTCGCCGGCCCGCAGGAAGATCGGCACCGACGTCATGACACCGGTGGCGAGTGCGACCTGGCCGGTGTCACCGGCGCTGTCGTACAGGCCGATCCGCGGCAGGTTGCGCCGGGCGAACGTCTCCGGGCTGGCCGGGTCGCTGGCGTTCGCCCACTCCAGCAGGTCACGGACGTTGCGGCGGTAGCCGCCGAGCTGCTCGCTCATGAGTCCTCCTTCTTGCCGAGGAACTTCTCGGCCAGCTGGTCACGGGTGAGCGCCTCGGCCTGCTCCTCGGTGAGGCGGAGACCCTCCGGCGCGTCGTTCATCGCGAAGGCCTTCCAGTCGGCCTTCGACGCGCCCCGAGACGGGGCACCCGGCGGCGGATCGAACGGCGGCGGCTCCTCGGAGTGGGCTGGCTCGACGGCCAGGTCCTCGTCCTCGTCCGGGATGACGCTGTAGCCAGCGCCCTGGAAGTACGCCAGCGCCGAAGCGGTCAGCGGACCCTCGTAAATGCCCCTGACCAGTGGCACACCAGCGACCTCGCCGGTGTAGTCCGGGACGGGGGCAGTGACGGTGTACGTCCTCATGTCGCTCCTCACCGGACCTTGATGTTCCGGAGCACCGCGGCCGCGCGGGTCGCCTTGAGAGCGACGCCGACCGGGCCGAGCTCGACCTCACCGGTCTTCACCGCGCCGGACGAGTTGAAGTCCGGCAGCCACGAGCGGACCAGCTGGCCGTCGGTGGTGGTGACGCCGTGGAAGCCGTCCATGCCGATCCGGACCGCGTACAGGTCGGTCAGGTTGGCGATGTTGCCGCCACCACCGGCGCCGTCCGCGTCACGCGTGACGAGCGGGATGATCGGGTCGCTCGTGCCGGCCTTCTCGCCCGGGTCGAAGAACACGATGCCGCCGTACGACTCGCGGACGATCGGCCGGCCGTTCGGGCCCATCAGGCCGTCCATCGGGTCGGCGGTGTACATCCCGGACCGGCGTGCCATGGCCCGGATCCGGGCCAGCGCCCACTTGTTGCCGAGGATCAGGGTCGGGGTGCCGTCGAGCAGGGACAGCCACTCGTCGATCCGGTCCTGAGCCTTGAAGTGGCTGCGGGTGTCGGTGTCGAAGTCGGTCCAGTCCAGGTAGCCCGAGGTGATGCCGTAGTTGATCGGCAGGTACTCGGTGGTGGACCCGGCGAGGGCCTTGTTGAGGCCGTCGAAGGAGTTGGCGTCGACCGCAGTGTCCCCGTTGATCACGACGTCCTGGAACTTGGTCCGGGTCGCCTTGATCTTCTGCTGCATGTTCAGTGTGACCGCGCCGGACGCGGCCGCACCGAGGCGGGCCAGCACCCGGTCGATGCCGAACGAGCCACCCATCACCGCGAGGGTGGTGGTGTACTTCTGGGTCTTGACCTCGGTCGGCGTGTACTCCGTGTTGTAGGCACGGGTGTCCGCGGTCGGCTGCGTGATGAGCCGCCGGTAGCCGTAGTCGAGGGTGCCACCGCCACCGCTGGGGTTGACGGCGTCGTCGAAGACGAGCGCGTCCAGGATCGGCGATTCCTTGCGGAACTCGTCGATGACGGTGAGGTCGACGTCGTCGTTGGTGTTGTTCTTCGCCTCAAGCAGCGAAGTGGGCATGATCGCCCCTTTCAGCCGGCCATCTTCTTGGCGACGGCGGATTGGAGGTTGGCGGATCGGGCGGGGCCGTGTCCGCCGCCGGTGTGGTCGCTGCTGCCGGACCTCGTGCCGCCGCCCTTGGCGCCGGTGGTTCCGTATCGAGCGGGGTTGTCTTTGACCGCTTTTTTGACCAGGTCGCCGACCTTGTCGGCGTAGTCGTCAGCGGTGACGTCCAGCTTCTTGAGCTGGTCGAGGAACTTGGTGCTGTCGAGCAGCTCGGCGGCGTGGGCCGAGTGCTTGGTTGCCGCGTCCCGGACGGCCAGCTGCACGGCCAGGGCTTCAGCGCGCTGCTCGGCCGCGGTTGCGCGGTCGGTCAGCTGCTTGACCTGGGTCTCCGGGTCGGCCTTGCCGTCGGAGCCGATGCCGAGCGCCTTGAGGACGCTGGCCAGCTTGTCGCTGCTGTCCTTGGCCGCCTGCTTGGCCTTTCGCTCGGCCTCGCGGGCGGAACCGAGGGCGCGAGCGGCGCGTTCCTTGTCGAACTCGCCGTCGTCCAGCTTCGGCTTCTTGTCGCCGTCGCCGGTCTTGTCGTCACCGGCGTCGTCGTTCTCGCCGCCACCTGCAGGGCCGCCACCGGCGGACCCGTCCCCTCCGCCGTCGCCCGGATCGTTGCGGTGCCAGCCGCCCCGAGGCGGTCGTGGCGTCAGCTCGATTCCGGAGAGCAGGCTCAGGGCACGGCGACGGGTGTGACGCATGGGTACTCCTGGGTGTCATCGGCGGCACCTTGTCCGCGGACTGTGTGTCCGTCAGCCCTTGGCTGGCGGGTCGTACCGTGCGCCCCATTTGCCATCCGTAGAGGGAATGATCAATGAAGGCACGTCACGTCATGTTGGCCAGCGCGATCGCGTTGGCCGGCTGCTCCAGCCCAGCTCCAGCCGCACACACCGAAGGCCAATCCCCGGTGGTGGCCGAAACGTCGCTACCGAGCGCCCCGGCGCTACCGGCCTGCTCGGAGGTGTTCATCCCGGGCAAGACCGTCGACGAGAAGAAGGCCCTCGCCGGGTGCCTCAGCACGCGTGGTCAGGTCGTGGCCGTGGGCTTCTTCGAGTGCCAGGACGGCGGGGTGCTGTTCCAGGTCGACGCCAGCACCGGAGCGCCGGGCGGCTACGGGTTCGGCGGCAAGCCGTACCGCGTGGTGACAGGCGAGGCCGCGGCCGACAAGGGCTACAAGAAGGCCTACAACACCTGCGTGGGCTGACCGTGCCTCCCCAGAAGCACAAACCCTCCGTGCCCGGCTTGGTTCTCCTGGCCGTCGTACTACTGGGCCTTTGCGCCTTCTGCAGCTGCGGCACCGACGACGAGGACGAGCCGAGGAGCCTGAGCAGCTCCCCGAGTCCAAGTCCGAGCTCGAAGCCGACGCCGATCCGAGTGGTGCCCACGGCCGACGTGTACGCCGGGATCGCGTGTGACACGTTCAGCAGCGGCTACCGGGCCACGATGACGGCTTCCGCGCGTATCGACCTGGCGAAGCAGATCAGCGGCTACGCCGAGGACTCGGAGACCGCCGGGGTACGCAAAGCGACCGGATCGCTGGCCAAGAACGCGCTGACCGGGGGAAAGGGCTGGAAGGCCAGTGGTGCAGCGTTCGTGAAGTGGTGCAAGGCGCGCGGCTGGGTCGACTACACCGACTCCGAGGATGGCCGGTCCCGGGGTGACAGCTACAACGGAGGCGGCGACAGCGACGGTGGCGGCTGGTCGCGCAGGCGTGGGCGGGGGTGGTGGTAGCCGCTACTGCTCGTCGTCCGGTTCCGGGGCCCACACCGGGATCGGACCACCGCGCGGTTCGGCCAGGATCGGCGGCGTGTAGTCGCCGTCCTGCCGTTCCCGCATCCGCTCCTCGCCGTCGGTGAACTCCTCGTCAGCCACCGGTCACCACCTCTACGTCGATGTGGCGCACGCCCTGGGGGTCGCGGCCGCGGTCGGCCACCACACGCAGGCGCTGGCCTCGGGCGATCAGGACCTCGGCTTCCAGGCGCATGTCGGAGGCTTCGACGGCGGGTGTGCCGGCCGGGGCCAGGATCCGCATGACGACGGGTGTTTTTCCGCCGCTGGCGAAACTGACCGCGGTCGCCTCCTTGACGGTGGTGGAGAGGAAAGCCTCCTCGCGCCACTCGGTGCCGGTCAAGTCCCCGTCCAGGCGGTCGCCGAACAGCTGGCTGCCGTGGAGCACACCGCGGTGCACGGCGATGTCCTGGGTGAGGGTGGAGGCGGCCATGGCCTGGTCCATGCGGGCGATGATCGGCGTGACGTCCGCAGCCTCGTACCCGTACGGGAGCGTCTGCCCGCGCAGGTGGCGGTTGATCGCCGCGTACTCCGCGCCCGTGTAGGTGTTGACCGCCCGCAGGCTGTCCGCGTGCTCCTCGGGCCGTGGCCGGCGGGAGACGCCGAGCTGCGGGGTGTCGAGTGCCTGCTGGCCGGTGGCCGCCGCAGCGAGACGTTCCGCGTAGGGGATGGGCCGCGGCGCTGGCGCTGAGCCGGACGCCAGCACCGCGGTGTTCGTGGCCCGCCGCTGGCGGGGCAGGTTGCCGCCGCCGATCTGCTCCCGATAGGCCAGCCGCTTCAGCGCCGGGTTGGCCTTGAGGTGCTCGCGCATCTCGTTCTGCCATTTCCGTACCCGGGCCTTCGCGCCGGCCTTCGCCTCAGGAGTCAGCGCGGCCTGCTCGCGTTCCTTCCATCGGCGGATGTTGCGCTCGATTGCCCGCTGCCGCTGCCGCGCGAGGTCGCCCTCCGGGTCGGCAGTAGGGATCGTGGGATGTTTCGTCACGCCGGGCAGGTACGCGCGCACCGAGTGGCGGCAGTTCGGGTGCTGAAACCCGGCCCGGCGGGCGTTCTCCAGCACCGCGCGGATCTCGATCTGCACAGGTTCGCCGGTGATCTGGTGCGGCACTGTCACGTCGCCGGTCGGGCCGCGGTCGATGCGCAGGATCTGGCCCTCGTACGGGCGGCAGCGCTCGCACTCGTCGGCGACGTTGGACACGATGACCAGTTGCAGGCCGAGGCGCTGCTGCCGGTCGGTCTGGCCCTGCACGGCGGCGCGGGCGGTCACGGTGCGGACGCCCATCTCGACGTAGGAGGTGAGCCGCCAGCGCCGGCCGGACCGGTCGGCGAACGAGGTGAGGCCGCGGTCGACGAACCGGGCGTAGGCCATCTGGGAGGCCTCGCGGCGAGTGATGCCGCCGGCCACGCTGGCTGCGGTCGCCTGGGCGATCACCTTCCGGTACGCATCGAGCACGTCACGGAGGACGTTCTGCGAGCGCTCGCCGATGTCCCGGACGAGGGCCGCAGCAAGGTTGTGGATCACGCTGGCACGCGGGATCTCGCCGAGCACGGCGGGCGCGCGGGCGGCATCGGGGTCGCGGGGCAGAAGCCTCGCGGGGATGCCGAACAGGGCCGACGCGCTTCCGGCCCGGTAGGCGGCGGCGAGCGCGGTCCGGATCGCTAGCGCGGAGGCGCGCTGCACGATCGTCAGGATCCGCTCCACGCTCGTGCGCAGCGTCGACAGGGCACCGAGGCGGCGGGCGGCCCAGTCGGGTGCGTCGAGGCCTTCGGCCAGCCGGCGAGTCACCTGGGCGAGGACAGCCTGTTCGGCGGCCCGGTACAGGTCGACGGTCTCCCGGACGATCTCCTCCATCTGGTCCGGGTCGACCGCCATCGCCTACTCCTCGGGCTTGTCCTCCGCCGCGTCGTCGTCCTCGTCTTCGCTGCCGGGCGGTCCGTTTCCGGCGTGGCCGCCGAGCGTCTCCTCAACAGAGATCGCCGAGCGTTGGTCCTCCCGGATCCGGGAGATCTCCTCGCGGACCTGGGTGTCGTCCCAGTCGGGGTGCACCATCCGCACTGAGGTTTCGATGGAGATGGCGGAGGCGGCGTTGAGGAGCTGGATGACGCGGGCGACGGTCTCGGGGCCATCGCTCACCGAGTCGCCGAACTCGACGTTCGGCTTCTCCGGATCGACCGCCGCGGCGAGGCCCCAGGCGCGTTCGTACTCCAGCAGGAGCTCCACCGCGTCGCGGATGCCCGGCTTCCACGCGCCCGAGATGCGGTTGCCGCGCGTCGTGAAGCTCATCCGCTCCTTGGCCTGGGCTTCGGTCGCGGTGACCGCGATGTTGCCCTCTTCGCCGAGCGTCTGCGACGAGAGGCCAGCATGCCGGAGGGCCTGAGTGTTGAGCGACTCGGCGGTCTCCTTGTGCTCTTGCCAGCGGATGGCGAACTGGTGCGCCGAGATCTGTTGGCCCATCGCAGCTTCTCGGTTGCCCATCGAGTTAACGGCTGCCCACACCTCGCGGTCCGCGTCGAAGGTGGCGCCGTTGCCGCGGCCCTGCGACTGGAGGAAGTGGTCGGGGACGACGAGCCGGGCCTTGGCGAGCCGGACGTCGCGCATCCACGAGGTCCACGTTTCGTCGATCTGGTCGAAGATCGGCTCGTTGCCCTGGAAGTCGGAGCGGCCGAGGTACTTCAGCCCGGCGATGGTGCGCCAGGTGCGTTGTGGGCCTGCGTTCGGGATGCGGACGACGTCGAGCCGGTCGAGCTTTGTCTCCTCGCTGCCGGTCTCGTCGACCAGGTCGGCGAGGTGCGCGGAGGCGCTGTAGTCCGTCAGCGGTACGGGGCGGCCGAGCTTGTCGTGCGTGCCTTCGTGGACGGCGTGGACGATGCGGCCGCGTTCGTGGTGCTCGAGCAGGCGGACGACTTTGTCGCCGTCGGAGGCGAGCACGGACCAGAACGTGACCTCGATGAGGCGGCCCCAGCGGATGAGCGGGATCGCTCCGTCGGCGTGCACCGTGGCCAGGAACGCGCGGTCCTTGTACACCTCGGGGTCGCGGACGGGGCGGAGGTAGACGTCGCCGAGGGCGGACGCAGCCTCAGCAGCGTGGAGGAGCAGGGTGTGGAGGCCGTCTTCTTCGAGCTGCTCCAGGCGGGCCGTCACGGCGTCGTTCTCGCTGGTGATGGCGGGCGGCTCGGAGAAGATCAGGTCGGCGGCGGTGCGGGCGAGGTCGGCGGGGAGCGGGATGTGGATCCGCCCGTCCCGGGCGCCCTGCGGGGGCGGTGAGCCCCAGAGCCAGCGGGAGATGGTGCCGACGAGCCCACCGGCGTACTGCCCGGCCCGTGCACGCTGCGAGGGCGGGAGGGACTGGCCGTTGCTGTCGCGCCAGCGGTAGACGTTGCGGAGCTTGTCGGCGGTGCCGTCGTACCAGGCGTCCCAGTCGGTGTATGCCTGGTAGGCGGGGGCAAATTCCGGGGGTGGCCAGGCGCCTTCGGTGGGGATCGGCACGCTGGCCACCTCCTTGATTGCGCAGGTGGCCTACGCTCGAACGTCGTGGATCTCTCGCCTGACTGGGTGGAAGCCGTCGGTACGTGGGTCGGCGGCATCGGCACCGTCGGAACTCTCATCTACGCTGGCCGGGCTCTGCGCCATGAGACCGAGCGTCGACGGCAAGACGTTGATGATCTGCGCAAGGCAGAGCGAAGCGCACAGGATGCGCAGGCAAGAACCGTGGTGCTCCACGATGCAGGTGTGGACGGTCATCTCTTCGGCCGGATGGACCAGTACAAGATCGTCGTCGGGAATTACGGCATGCATCCGATCACCAACGTGGTCGGGAAACTGGTGTACCGCGAAACTCAGGCCCAACTAGGCAAGTTCATCGGCGGCCCAGCACCGTTGCCGGTTCTCGAAGGCGGCAAGCGGCAACAACTTCAGTGGGAAGTCATGATCAAATGGCCGGGCGCCGCTCAGCAGCATGAACTGCCGGATCATTTCGATCTGGAGGTCCAGTTCACGGACGTCAATGGTATCCGATGGGCCGTGCGGCCCGGCCTGGGCCAACAACCGTCACGGGTATACGACATCGAGTGACCATGCCAAACGGCGTTCCCCGGACGATCAGACGCGCGGCGGCCAGAACCACGTGCCCGGGCGGTCCCCGAACGTGCGGGACGTAGCCCAGTAGCAGTCCTCACCGTCGAGCTGGACCTTCAGGTTCGCCGTCACATCGCTGCCGTCGAAGATGGCGGTGACGACGGCCGGGAGGACCTGGCCCACGCTGACCAGGTTACGGACCTGGTGGCCTCGGGTGAGCGGCAGGTTCCGGTCGATGGCGTCAACGTCGCCGGCGGACAGCGTGTAGAAGACGGTGCAGCCCAGGGACAGCGTCACGGGTTCTCCTTGTCGGTGGTGGGTCGGACGATCCCGCCGGCCAGGAGCCAGTCCTCGGCGAGCAGGTCGGTCTGCGAGGCGACCCACGGCACGAACTCGCCGTCGACGGTGCGCATCGTCAGGTACGGGCGGAACACCAGCACCGTGCCCTCGTCGACGCCGAGGGCCTCGGCGGTGTTCGCGTTCGCGCCGATGCCATCCGGATAGCCCTTCTGGAGCACGACGTACATGCCCTTGCCGTTCCAGCCGCTACGGCTGACCTTGCTGCCACTCTTCAGCGCGCTCAGTGCCTGGCCGAAGTCCATCAGGGGCTCCTTCACGGATCGGGACGATGATGGCGCGGATCTCCCGCTCCAGATAGCGACGGTGGCCGCCCAGCGTGAAGACGACCGACAGCTTCCCGGCGTCCGCCCACCGGCGCACAGTGTCCGGGCCGACGCGGAACGTCTCGGCCACCTCGGAGGTGCGAAGCAGCGGCTCGACCTCGTGCATCGGGGCTCCTCGGATCAGGCCGCGGCGAGCACGCCCGGCGTCTCCCGCACCAGCGGCCGCCACAGCACCTCAGGCGTCTTGATCGCGTACCGACCGGCGTCCATCGAGTGGTCCATCAACTTGATCGGCTTGTCCTCGCCCTTCAGCGCCGCGTCCGGGTCCCACACGTAGCCGGGGCACTCCTCGATCCAGCCCGCACACGACTCGTGCACGCGGAGCAGGCCTTCGGAGAGCAGCGAGTCGACCAGGCGGATGCCGTCCTCGACGGCGTTGTCCGCCTTGATCGGGGTGAAGCCGTCGTCGTGCATCTGCTGCCGGAAGTTCGCGGCTGACGGGTCGACGCACACCCACTCGGGGTTGATGCGCAGGTGGTCAAGCCACTCGCGTAGCCGGCGGGAGTACTGCACGTCGGACAGCTGCCGCTGCTTCTTCTTGCTGTCCCAGCGCCACTCGCGGGCCAGGTAGAGCAGCCCGTCGACGCCGACGCCGAGGATGAGGCCGGCGAACGGGTTGACCGTGCCATGGTCGATACCCAGGCTGATCCAGCGGTCGATCGGGGGCAGGTCTTTGACGACGTGCCGGTCCGGGTCCCAGGACTCGTAGATGGCGCCCTCGGCCATCACCCACAGGCCCAAGATGTTGCGCTTGAAGTAGAGGCCCTTGTACTGCCGGTGGTAGCGGTCCTTCACCTGCTGGGACAGGACGGGGTTGTCGTCGAGGAGGAACTTCAGGACGTACCAGTCGCCGGCCAGCTCGCCGCCCGGTCCGGCACGGTCGATGCCGTCGGTCTTGAGCCAGTGCATCGGGTTGTCGGGGTTGGTGTTCCCGAAGATCTGGGAGCCGTCGACGGAGCAGCGGCCGAGGAGCTGCTCGTGGAATGGCTGCTGCATCAGGGACCACTCGTCGACGTAGGCTCCGCGGCAGGTCATGCCGCGGAGGCGGCCTTCGGCCTTGGCGTCGTTGAAGGTGATCACTTCGACGGTTTCGCCGAGGATGGTCGCCGTCGACGAGCCGCGGGTGTAGCTGGTGGCCTTGGCGAGCGGGCCGAACAGGCGCGGGTCGCGGAGCGGGTTGAAGATGTTGCGGACCGCGGTGTCGTACGTCTTCGCCGTGACGAGCAGGTCCCCGGTGGTGGGGGTCTTGGGGTCGGCGATGAACATCAGCCACCGCAGCAGCCCACTGGCGGTCTTCCCGGAGCGGATGGCGCCCTCGGCGAGGTTGACGAACCGGTCCGATTCGACGAGGTATTGGACCTGCTTCTCGGAGACCGGCAGGTCCCGGAGGTCGAGTCCCGTCACTGGTTGCGGGGTGCGCCGAACGCCTGGATGAGCCGGTCCCGCAGGTCCGTCAGCATGGACTTCTCGCCCTCGTCGCCGGTGTCCTTGTCGTACTCAGCCAGCTTCAGGGCGGTGTCGGCGAGGGCTTTGACCGCGATGGCGATGGACTGCTTGTCACGGAACGGCGGCTCGGGCACCGAGCGCTCGTTGTAGTCGTTCTCCTTGCCGCCGAAGTTGTAGATCTTCGACTCGGTGAACATCTGCTCCATGAGGCGCTGGGCGCCGGCGAGTGCCTCGTCCTGGAGCTTCGCGCGCCGGTGGGCGGCGTCGACGACTCTCGCGGCGACGGCTTCAGCGACCAGGTGCCGGTCGAAGGAGAGGCCGGCTTCGGCGCACACCTTGGAGACGGTGGCCTGGGAGCGCTTCGCCAGTTTGGCGATCTTGTTGCGGGACAGGCCTTCGGCGTGGAGGGAGATGATCCGGCCGCGGTCTTCGTCGGTGATCGGGTTGTATGGGCCTCTGGCCGGCATGGTGTTCTCCCGAGGGGTGCGGGCCGGGCCTTGCCGGCGGCGCGCGCGACCGCCTTGCGGTGCGCTGTGGTTTGGGGGCCGGCGCACGGCTGTCCGTGACGTGCGCCGGCCGCAGGGCTGTCTCCGACCGCAGGTGCCCGCCGCAGACCCCGGAGACAGCAACAGCCCCGACGCCTGTGCGGAGCGCCGGGGCTGAGCAGTGAAGAGACTCCACCTACTGGGTTGGAGTGCTCAAATAGTGCAAGCCGTGATCGAAGGTGTCAAGCAGCTCGTACCGTTCGGGGCCTTCCGCGTCGTGAGCTGCGTTTACGCTGTTCGATCTCTTCTGCGGCGGGCAGCGGGTAGTACACCGCGCCGCGTCCGGGGCCGGTAAGGCGGGCGGCGGGGAGGCCGTCGCGTGTGGCCCAGTTGCGGATCATCTTCGGGGTGATGTCGGCGCCGAGGGCAGCGGCGATCTCGAAGGCGGTGCCCCACTCCTCGCCGGTAACTGGATTCGTGATCATGCGCTCACCAGTACTTCGCGGCGAAGTGCCAGCCCGCGTAGATCAGGGTGCCCCAGAAGGTCAGGCCGAGCAGCACGCTGAAGGCGCCCCAGAGCCGGAACCACCACGGTTCCCCGAGTCCGCGGGTGCCGTAGCCGAGTCGCCTGGCCATCAGAACGGTGCCTCGTCGTCGAAGGCGGGCCGGTTGCGGGTCTGCCAGAACCGGTCGTTGGCGTGCCGCTCGATCTTCCGCCAGCGTCGACGCCGCTGCTGCCACCGACGCTTCTGCTGACGACGCACACGAGCGGGTGGCAGCTCGCAGAACCAGCAGAACTGGTCCCAGGAGCACCAGCAGGGCGGCTCGTCAGGTTCGTAGTCGAGGAGGTCGTCGAGCCGGTCGTACACCGGGTCGTAGCCGTCGTCGCCGTAGTCGGCCATCCAGCCCTGGTCGGTCACGCTGCCAGTCCCATCGTCCGTACCCCGGCCGCGATCGATGCTGCGAGCGCCGAGTCTGCTGCCCAGATGTGCCGTACCCCGCGCGTCGGGACGTCCATGCCGCACTCGCACCCGTCACCGATGCACACGCACGAGGACGCGCACGTCACCGTCCACCGCGCGCTGTCCGGCGCCGATGACTGGATGCGCAGGCGCCGTCGGTCGCACGCCGGGCACGGTGGGGCGAGCGGCGGGGCGATCAGGTCCGCGTCCAGGCCGGCGTACGAGCGCACCAGCTGGTCCGCGTCGACGAGGGCCAGGGCGACCGCCTCCGCGATCCGGGCCGGGGTGGCTGGGAGGACGACGGACAGCCACGTCCACCGGGCGTCGCGCCGGATATCCCACTCGTCGAGGACCTCGTGCCACAGCGGGGTCCAGGCGAGCAGCGGATCACGATGGTGCGCGTACGCCAGCAGCCCATGCACCTCGACGAGGACCTGGTGGAGGTCGCGTTCGAGGTCGGCGAGACCTGGGGCGTCACCGGGCGCGGCTGAGCCGGCGGAGGGCTTCAGCCCGGTCAGGCTGCCCGCCTTGCGCTCGGCGCGCTCGGTCCGGAGCAGTTCGTCGTGGCGGGCCAGCTGGGCGAGCGTGCGGGGGCGGGACTCGGCGGGGCCGAGCTGGGGGCGGCGGATGAGCAGGGCGTCGCGGTGTTCGTCGAGGTGGCGGAGGGCGCGGCGGAGGGACCAGAGGGCGGCTTGGGCGTGGAGCTGGTGCGGATGCCGGATCACGCGGCCACCCTCGCGGCCTGGGCACGCGCCCGCTTCCGGCCACGGCCGTACGAGCGCCAGGCCTCGGCACAGGGCTCGCACGCCGTCTCTTTGCGGCGACGGTGCCGGGTGTAGCCAGCGGTCGTGCCGCATCCCTGAAGCTGGCCGACGGGCCGCTCAGCGTAGGTCTTTCGCCACTGCCGCGACGGGGTTTCGTGCTCATGCCACAGTGCCCGGAACGCTGCTCGTGCCCTGTCGATGCGTTGCTGAGCAGCGTGGGCGGTGACGTCGAGGAGCCGAGCGGTCTCATAGATCGTGCCAGCCGCTGCGAACGTGGCGAGAACCGTCTTGTGGTGGCCAGAAAGCCGACGCCAGATCTGACGTGCCGCGAAACGTTCGACCATCGGTGAACTGAAGTCCGGCGTGACAACGTTGCCCCAGTAGCGGACGAAGCCGGGAGCGCTGGCGAGCTCGGAGTTCCGGTCGAAAGCCGAAGCTCCGTAGTGGCGGCGGTCATCACGGATGGCGGCGTGCACTGCGTCGAGGCCTGCATACCAGAGCGCTTGGCGGTCAGGGGCGGCGTCCGCCGAGTAGAGGGTCTCCACAACGGCGGACCAGGCCTCGTCGTAGCGGTCGGCGAAGTTGGATGGCGCGTAACCGGCTGCTACGACTGCGGATCGGGCAATGTCGCCCACTTGGTTCAGTGTGTATCCGTGCACGAGTGCGGTCATCGGGTGCTCCTGGGTGTGGTGGGCCGTCACACGGACGGCCCACAGCGGGCTACTTCGGCGGGGTCGCGACGACCTGGTTCATGCCGTCCGTCAACAGCGAGACCTCGGTGTAGCCGAGCTTCTCGGCGGCCTCACAGATCGCCTTGAGCAGAGCGCCGGCGGTTTCCAGCGGCAGCGGGAGCGCGAGGGTGACCAGGTGCTCGCGGCCGAGGGCGTCTTTCACGTGCGCTCCTTCACGGGTGTGGGGTGTGGCGCCAGCACAGGTCCGTCCACGGCGGACACACACGGCCGCACCGGACGCACAGGCCCAGACCGGTCCACAGCGCAGTGGCCACCACAGCGGCGTACAGGGCGATGAAGAACGCGAGCAGGGTCATCGGTACCTCAGCCAAATACCGAGGCCGATCAGCGCGAACGCAATCAAGGCCATGCCGAACAGCTCACGGTTCATCGGATCGGTGAGGATCTCCCGCATCACGCCACCCTCAGGTCCTCGGCCATGAGCCGCTCGTGCGCGATCCGCACGTACGCCGGCACCCGCCCGTGCGGGCTGACGGGGATGCCTCGGCCGGCGGCCCAGGCGCGCAGCTCGTCGTTCGAAGCGGGCGGCGGCGGGGCGATCGCCGTGACGCGCATGGCGTCGACGAGGCTCTGGCCGGTCTTGTGCTGCCAAGCCAGGGCCATCTGGGCGGCCCGGCCGCGCTGGTGCTTCGCGGCGGCCAGGACGTGGGCGACGGTGGTCGGGTCGTGGCCGGTGTCGCGGCAGATGTCGGCGAAGGTGCGGCCGATGCCGAACATGGCGAGGGCTTGGGCGGCGTCGGGTCCGACCGGGTAGCCGTTCATGACGATGGTGTCGGTGTCGGTCACTGGGTGCCGTCCTCGACGTCCATGGGGATGCGGATGACGTAGCCCTGCAGTTGGGTGCCCACGGCTACGACCCGGCCGTCGTACTCCTTGGTCTCCTCGGGCGTGAGTTCGCGCGTCGAGGTCTTGGGGAAGCGGACGCCGATGAAGCCGCCGCCTTCGACCCAGGAGCCGATCCAGTGCTCGTCGTCCTCGCCGGTGATCGAGGCGAGGTTCGGTTCTGGGCGGGAGAGGTCGCCGAGCTTGTGGTGGGCGATGGTGGCCATCATGTACCGCTCAGGAAGCGAGTTTTCCTCACTTTCGGGCATAGGATAATCACTCTTATGCAATGAGTGCGTCCCCCCGGGGCCACCGGAAAAATCTTGGTCACCCTCCCGTGTATTACGTACGACCGAAGTCGTGTCGCCGCTTGACGGGGTGGTCTCCAGGAGTTCGATTGCGGCCTCCGTGAGTTCCATTCGCGTGTCGTCTTCGCGTTCGCCTCTGGTCTCGTGGAGGGCTTCGCGGAGTCGTTCGATGCGGCCGATGGTGTCGATGTCGCCCTCGTCGAGTGCGTCGATCAGGTTGTCCGCGGCGGTGCGGAGACGGTCGAGGCGGCCGACGACGGTGGCTCGCATCTGGTCGAGGGCTTGGATCTGCTCGAAGCGGATGCCGAGGCGTCGGGCGAGGCTGTCGCGTTCGCGGGTGGTCTGGCGAAGGCGTTGGTCCCAGTCGTTGAGGCGGCGCTGGAGGGCGTCTGCATCGCTTCGGGCCTGGTCGCGTTCGCGGGTGAGCTGGTCGACCTGTTCGCGGAGGGCGCCGACGGTGGGCAGTTCGAAGTCGGGGGTGTTGGGCCATTGGGCTCCGATGGCGCCGCGGTGGGGTCCGGGGTGTCCGGTGTCGAGGTGGCAGTAGTCGAAGGAGGCGGGCTTGGTGTTGCGGCAGAGGGTGGGGTCTGGGGTGGGCTCGGTCATCGGGTGGCCTCGGCCTTCTCGGCGAGGTAGCGGGCGACGGGGCCGTCAGGGGCCGGCTCTCCGGCGAGCGGGAAGCCCCACACGGACTTCTCGGCGTGGCCGGTGTTCTCGGCGGGGATGACGATCTCCCAGGGGCCACGGAAGAGGCCGTAGGCGGCCCAGTTGCAGCCGCGGCCCTTGTACTTCTGGGTCTTGTACTTGGCGTCGAGGGCACCACTGTGGCGGCCGATGCACTCCTGGCCGCATCGGCCGGGGTCGGCGCCGAGGTCACGGAACTCGCCGAAGGTGGCGATGTCGTCGCAGTGCGGGCACTGGAAGGCGATGGCCATGGTGTCGTCTCCGAAGCGGAGCCGGGCTTCGGTGACGAGGTCGGCCTGGGTGATGCGGACGTGCTTGAGGCGGGCGTCGAGGTTGGTCATCGGGTGCGCTCCGATTCGAGTCGTAGGCGGATCTGGCGGGCGGCTGTGGGCGTGATGTAGGTGAAGCCGGGTTCGGGCTCTGGTGGTGGTGTGGCGCGGGCCTGTGCGCGGGCTACGGCGGCTGCGGCTGCTGCGGCGGTGCGTTTCTCACCTGGGGTTCGGTGTGGCTGCACGGGGCTGCTCCGGTCGGCAGTGGAGGGCCAGCTCGGCAGCGACCATGACGGCCAGGCCGAACTGGTCGTGGAGGCAGCAGTCGGCGCCCATGGTGATCTCGGTGGCGATCGGGCCGATGGCGAGCTGGTGCGCGGCGTCGAGGCGCGGTTTGCCGGCGGGGAGTGCGTCGGCTGCGGCGACGATGCGGCGGGCGATGTCGCGGGCCTGGGCGTGGAGCTGTTCGGTGTACTGGCTGGGCTTCTGGTCCATGGCGGGGGCCTTTCAGGCGGCGGTGCGGCGTGCGCGGGCGCGGGCGGCGGCTTTGCGGCGGAGTTCGGCGAGGTAGGCGGCGTGGTCTTCGAGGCTGTTCCAGATCGGGCCGTCGTCCTCGTCCGGCTCGGGTGCCGGGGCTGGCGGTGGGGGCCGAAAGTCGAACTCGAGTTGGACGTGGTCGACGCCGGGGATGACGGTGAGTTCGGGTTCGTGCGGTAGTCGGTGAGGTGCGGGCATCGGGGGCTCCTACGCGGTTTTCCGGGCCACGCCGGGGTGGCAGGTGGGGCAGCGTTTGGCGCGGCCGTCGTCGAGTGGGATGAGCCGGCCGGGGCCGCATTTGCCGCACTGGTCGGGCATGCCGGGCCCGCTGGGGCTGTGGGTGTCGCGGTGTTCGCCGAGGAGCTCGCGGAGGTCGCCCTTGCGCATGCCGCGGACGTAGGCGCCGAGAGAGCGGGGCCGGTACCGCTTGGCAACGGTTTTCAAGATCAGGCGTGCCTCATCCTCGGTCGCTCCGGTCTGGTCCACGACGTAGGCGAGAGTGGGTCGCGAGCCTTGATCGAGGACGGGTACGGCACGGGATGGATATGGGGGCGATGGGTCGCCACCTGGCGGCGACTGGTCGACACCTGACGGCGATGTGTCGCCGCCTGCCGTCGACTGGTCGCCTCCTACGAACGGAGGAGGCGACGTATCGCCACCTTCCGTGACCTGGGGTTTCTGGGTAGGTGTCGACTGGTCGCCACCTACGGGACCGGCTCCGGCGTCCTGGACGGGCTGTGGGGGTGTCGAGGCGTCGTCCCCTTGCCGGCACCCTTCACAGCGGCATCCGACCGGTGCCGGGAAATCCGGGACCGTCCATCTCGGGGCGATGCCCGGCAGCGCGTACAGGGGGAACCCGCGTCGATCCACGCCGACCGGGATGCGGACCCTGATGCCGTTCCGGGCGAGCCGGGAGATCGCGTCCCGCAGCGCCGACTTCGACAGCCGGGCCCGACGCGCGAGGTCGTCGGTGCCGATCTGCCGGGTGTCTCCCGTGCCGCGTAGCTGCTCGGCGATCGCGACGAGGACGAGGGCCTCGGCGGGGGTGAGGGAGGCGGGGGCGTGGTCGAGTACCGCGGCGACCTGGCGGTAGCTCATATGTGCCCATCCCTAGGTTTCGTCAATGTGCGTGGTTCCGATCTGGGGGCGCTCTCCGGCCCGGTCCTCCCCTGGCGGGCCGGAGAGCAGGGCGGGTCAGGCGTCGGGGAAGCAGGCCTGTTCGGTGCAGGCGACGGCGCCCTTGTGGTCGGCCCAGGCCGCGGAGTACAGCGGCGACGGCTCGCCCTTCGGGTCACACGCCGGGACGTTCACCGACACCTGGACCGGCTGGTTGGAGCCGACCACCCGGCGGGTGTTGGGCCGCTTGTCGGTGGTGTGGCGGTGAGCGATCGCGTCGGGGCCGAGCTGGCCACGGACGGCGACACTCAGCCCGCCGGACATCAGGTCACGGGGCAGTTTGGGCATGGCTGGTCTCCTCGAGTTCGAACAGCGGGAGTTGGCCGAGCACGGATCCGGCCGGGGCCGAGCGGATAGACGGGACGAGCACGGTGTTGCAGCGGGGGGATGGGGTGAGGCCGAGCCGGCGGGCGCACTTCGGGCCGACTCCGCGGACCCGGGCGAGCTGGTTGCGCAGCTTCCGGCCGCACACCCGGCAGCGGCGGATCACAGGACTCCCAGGCGGACCGCGGTGACGATCTCGATGTACGCCTGGTCGTGCACCTCGTCACCCAGGCAGGCGCCGCCGCACGGGCCGCAGTAGTCGTCCTCGTCCGGCTCCGGCGGGTCGAAATCCTCGGCATTCACCGGCGCCTCCTCTGTGCCTTGTGGCCCACGTGCCAGTGACTGGCGTAGGGGCAGCGGTAGACGTTGAGCTGCTGGTAGCGGGTGCCGGTGCGCCGGGCCAGTGCGGACATTCCGACCGCAGCTGATGCCCTTGTCGGGTAGGGGTGCTTGCTCTTGCAGGCGTGGTCGGGGCCACCTCCCCGGCGGCTCACCGGTCGCCTACCCGGCGCTGGTGCTCGGCCTGGGCGGCGTCTCGCTCGGCCTCGGCCGCGGCGATCGCGGCTTCGTCGTGCACCGAGTTCGACTCCGACAGCGGGCAGCTTGCGCAGACTCCCGGCACCTCGCTCGGCTGCCACGGGTGCAGGTCGATCCCGCGGTGCGGCTGCCGGGGCGCCCGGACCGGCCGGCGGCGGCCGGTCCGGGTACCCCTGCTCATGCGACCGCTCCGGCCAGCTGCGGTGTGGTGCAGCCGCACGCCGAGCACCGGACTCCCCGGCCGGCGGGGCGGTGGGCGATCGTCGTGTGCTGGCAGTCCGGGCAGGACCGACGCGGCGCCGGCACCGGTGTCTCCAGGGCGATCCCTGCCGCTGCCCGGCCGATCCGGAGCGCCTCAGCCGGGTCCAACAGCGACTCGCCGGCGTAGAAGCAGCGGGGCAGGTGGAAGCCGTTGTCGCAGCCGATCGGCTGGCACGGTCCTGGGACCCCGTCCTCGTCGTCCTGGGTGTTGGGGTCGTACGGGTTGGGTAGGTCGTCGAGGATCGCGTCGGGGTGTTCCCGTACCGCGGTGGCCAGCCACGACGACGGCCCCGGGACACCGCGGTCGAAGTCGTCGAGCCAGGCCAGGCCGCCCCGGTCCAGGACCTTCCGGGCCCGGGTCACCGCGACGTACGCCAGCATCAGCTCGTCCTTGCGCCACAACGGACGCCCGGTCAGAGGGTCGACGCGGGGCTCCCGGAAGTCCGGGGCGATCCGAACCTGATCCCATTCGCGGCCCTTGGCCTTGTGCGCGGTCGAGATGATGACGTCGGCCTGCTTCTCGTCGACCAGCGACGACACGATGGCCAGGATGCGCTCCGGCGTGTGCTCGTTGATCAGCTTCACCAGCACCTTCAGCGAGCCGGAAGCGTCGTCGAGGGCGGCGTGCTCTTCCACCTGGTCCCAGGTGGAGAAGGCGATCAGCTCGGGGTGGGCCGTGCCCTTGCCGGACATGAGGTCCATGGCGGCCTCGGCCAGCCGTACGAGCTCGGTGCCGCCACCGACCAGGGCGGCGCGGCGGCCGGCGGATACGGCGGCGACCAGCTGGCCGATCGCTCCGGCGTTGGACCGGCACAGGACAGCATCCGGGCGGTCCAGCATGCCGATCGTCGAGCCAGCGGGTTCGAAGCCGCGGAGCCGCAGCGGGGCGCGGAGCAGGTCCAGCCAGCGGTTGGCCTCACCGGCGATGGCCGGCCCGAACCGGAACGACTGAGAGAGGGTGAGGCGCTGGTCGGCGACGAACTTGCGCATCGCGTCGATCGCCCCGCGGAAGCCGTAGATGGCCTGGGCGGAGTCGCCGACCATGATGCGCTGGGCGTGGTCCTGGAAGTGGAACAGGCTGGCCATGACGGGGCTCAGGTCCTGGGCCTCGTCGAGGAGTACGAAGTCGACCGGGATCCGCGGCCGCGACAGCTGGTAGATCTTCAGGTAGGTGTCGTGCGTGAACTGCAGCCGCCCGCCCCGGACCAGCTGCAGGTCGTCCCAGGCCTTGCGTGCGAACGGCACCAGGTACTTCGCGAGCTCGGCGTTGTCGGTGTCGCTGTACCCGTCCACCGGCACCAGGTGCTGGACGCCGGGCTCGTTGTCGGCGGAGTTGAGGAACATGCCGACCATCGCCATCACCAGGCGGGCCAGCTTCACCGGCGACAGCGGGGCGAGCGCGTCGGCGATCTGCACCGGGTTGTTGAAGCCGAGGACCTCGGCGGCGGTCTTCGCGGGGACGCGGGGTCCGGACAGGCGGGCCGAGAAGTGACGGCCGACCGGCCCGAACGCCAGCGAGTGCGCGGTCCGGCAGTCGACGGAGGCGGGGAAGTCGCGCTTCGCTTCGGTGGCCAGGGCCCTGTTGTACGCGACGTACAGGCCGCGGCGTCGGGGCTGGGCGTTCGCAGCCATCTTGAGCGTGCTGCTCTTGCCGCAGCCAGCGCCGGCCTGCACGACGATCGTGGGCCGGGCCTCGCTGGTGAAGGCGTCGATGACGGCGGCCTGCTCGGCGGTGGGTGTGTGGCTCATGCCGGGGCTCCAGCGGGCTCCTGCTCAGCAGCACGCGCGGAACGGGCCTTCGCCTCCAGGCCACGGCCCCGGATGAAGTCGCCGAGCGCAGCGCTGTCCCCGGTGTCCGTGATGATCGCGGCCATCAGCAGGCCGTGCCGCTCGGCTTTGCGGTACACGTCGATCAGCTCGTCGTACGTGGCGTGAGGCGCCGCCAGGACCTCGTCGCGGATCTCCTCGGCGGTCGGTCCGGCCTCGCCGTCCTGCAGCCAGTCTCCGAGGGTCTGCCCGAAGGAGGCGTCCGGGCGGTTGATCACCGCACCGGAAAGCGTCTTGCAGCGGCTCTTCGTGACGACCAGGGTGTTGTCCAGGTCCATCGTGCCGACCAGGGTGAACTCGTACTCCAGGCCCTCACGCTGCTCGGCCTTCAGGCCGATCTTCTTCGGCACCTTCTTGCCGCGGTCGTTCTCTTCGACGACCCATTCGGTCTTGGTGCGGAGCGTTGCGATCAGGTGGCCCGGATAGGCCAGCATCGCCTCGATCATGCGACGCTCGGTGGGCCGCATCTCCTTCCAGCCGCCGAACGTGTTCCCGCCGGCGGAGCGCTTCGCGGCCCGGTCGACCTGTTCGAGCATGCCGTCGGTGCCCATCCAGAAGTGCGACAGGCTGTCGATGACGATCACGTCGTAGCCCGCCTTGGCGGCGGCGGCGAGCGCGCCGGTGAGCAGCTGGGGGTCGTAGCTGTCGAGTTCCAGGGTGTCGAAGTCGAACTCGTCGGCGTACAGGCTGGCCGAACGGTGCTCAGTGTCGATCAGTGCGATGCGCTGGCCGAGGGCGCGGGCGGTGGTCAGGGCGGTGTAGGTCTTGCCGCTGCCTGACGGGCCCTCCAGCGCGATGCGGGCCTTAGCCGCCTTCTTGGTGGCCTTGGTGAAGGTGAAGCTCATCGGGGGTGTCCCTTCGCGTCGAACTTGGTGTTGGCGGCGGCGCGCATGGCGGCCAGCAGCGGGTGGACGGCGTCGCGCTCAGCACGGGCGGCGTCGGCGGCCGGCCCGGTCGCGAGGACGATCGGCGGCTTCTCGCGGAGGACCTCGGCCCACTCCGCAGCTGACTGCGCAGCGGTGATCGGCTCGCTCACGACGACCGCCTCATGTACCGGGCCAGCGACTGGGTGGCCCGCCAGGTGAGGGTCTTGAGCGCCGCATCGGTCATGCCCATCTCGGCGCTGGCGTCGGCGATCGACAGCTCACGGAAGAACCGCAGGATGATCACGTTGCGCTGCGGCTCCGTCAGGAGCTCCAGTGCGACCAGCAACCGGGCACGCAACTCGGCGTGCGCCATCGCGGCCAGCACCGGCTCATCCGCAGCCGGAGCCCGGCTGTCCCGCAGCCGGTCCGCGCTGTCCTCCGGGACGATGTCGAACAGAGAGGACGAGCGGTTGGACTTCTTCTTGAAGTGGTCGGAGATCAAGTTTCGGGCGATGGTGACGAGCCAGGCCCCGATCGCCTTGTCGCGGCACTCGAAGTTCGTAGTGAGCCGGGCGAACGCCCTGGTGAACGTGTCGTGTGTGAGGTCTTGGGCCAGATACTTGTCCGGCAACCGCCGGTACACGAAGCGGTAGACCGTGTCGTAGTGGCTGCGATAGATCTCGGCGAACGCGTCGGGGTCTCCGGCCTGGTGGCGGCGCACCAGGTCCAGGCCCTCGTCGACCGTGGGCGCGGTCATGCCCCGCCTGCCTTGCGAGGAACGGACTGGAAGCTGGGAATGATGCGGGTCTGCTCGAGTCCGCGGCGCCGTTCGGCGGCGGTCGGCGGCATCCAGCCCGGAGACACCCGCTCGATCGTGTCCTGGCGATGCCGGCCGACCGGCTGTGCCGGGGCGGCTGGGGCGAACGGCGGCCACGGGTGCGGGACCGGAGTCACCCTGGTCGGCTCGTCCGGAGGCAGCGGCGGTGTGGAGACGGTGGCGCCGGGGTGCTCGGGGCCGAGCTGGCGCAGGCGGGACTGCCCGATGCCGATCAGGATGATCGCGGCGCCGATGGCGATCGCCGCGACGACGATGGCGCAGCCGATCAGGACGGTGCGGTTCACTGGTGGTCTCCCTGCTCGTGCGGCGGGATGAAAGCGGGCGCCTCGAAACGGGCGTTCCAGGCCGATTCGAAGGCGGCGCGGTCGATGTCGTCCTGGCGCTGCCGTCGGGTGCGCTTCGGGTGGGGCTTGTCCATCAGGTAGGAGGCCCGCTCGACGGCGGCCTGCCGGAGCTCGTTGCGCCAGCGCAGGCCCTCGTCGTACTTCGCGATCCGGGCGTTCGCCTCGTCGAGGAGCTCGACAGCGGCGTCACGTTCGCCGGTGGCGATGGTCAACTCGCGGCGGAGCTTGTCGGCGCGGTCGAGGAGGTGCTTGCGGGCGTCGCGGAGCCGGGTGGCCTCGCGCTTGTGGATGCGCAGTCGGAGCAGCGCGACGACCAGGGCGAGGACCGCGGCGACGGCGGTGGCGGTCACCGGTTGCCCCCGGCGAGCTTGGCCTCCAGCTCGGCAATCCGGGCCTTCAGGACGGCCGGGTTCTCCTCGTCGGGCGCCGGAATCGGCGTCTGGACGCAGATGTCGAGGCCACAGGTCAACTTCTTCTGGGCCTCGTACTCCCAGGAGTTGCTGATCTTCTTCGCCACGGGCGCCGTGTCGATCAGCGCGGTGGCAAGCCGCTCGACAGCGAAGGTCTTGGTGCCCGCCGGGACGACGAAGTGAAAGGTCAGCCAAACCGAGCGGGGCAGCTCGCCGGTGAACGCGGCAAGGCGATCGCCGAGGTCGTGGAAAGCGGCGGACAGCTCGGTGCCGCGGTTCCAGTCGCCCTGGTTGGCGAGCGCCCCGTTGAGGCCAGCGGCCATCGCCTGGGCGGCCTTAAGCTGGGCGTCGATGTGGTCGGTCTCGCCGATGTCGTCGACCATGTCGAGCTTCCACTCGACGGCGATGTCGGCCTCGTCCTCGGGCCGGTTGGTCAGCCACCAACCGTTGCTCATCTGAGTCGGGAGAGCGGACAGGCGGCGAATGCTGACCTCGACGTTGCTTTCCTGCCCGTACTCGTCGAGGGCCTTCGCCGTGGTGGTGACGTATCCCTCCTCGTCAGCGAGGAGGACCTGCCACAGGCTCGGGTTGGTCGGCGGTTCGTACGTCACTGTGGTACTCCTTGGGTGTCTGGGCGGTCCCGTGCGCTGGCGAGCTGGCGGGGCCGCCTGGTGTTTGTGCTAGGAGGCCTTGCGGGCCGCGCGGGCCTGGGCCGAGCGCAGCGACATCAGCGCGAAGTGCGCCTTCTTGAGCCGCTCGACGCCCGCCGCAAGCTCCTCCGGCGACAGGACGCCGTCCGGGTCGACCTGCTGCTCCCACTTCCGGCGCTGACCTTTCGAGGCCTTCTCCGTCGCCTGGCGTCGCTCAGCCGGGGAATTCACACGCGCCCACCGCGTGTTGGCTGCGCGCGCAGCGATCAGAGATCTGTGCGTAGCGGGGAGGCTAGCGGTTGACACCGGCGGCCTCCGGGGTGCGCATCAGGTCAGCGGAGGTGGTGTTGAGGGCCTTGGCGATGCGGCTGAGCAGTACGGGCGAGGGCTTCCGGCGTCCGCGCTCGATGTCGCAGATGTGCTGGAGGCTCGCGGGCTTGGCCTTTCTCGCCAACGTTGCGGCGGTGAAGCCCTGCTCCACGCGGAGTTTGCGGATGAGCTGGCCGTCTACGTCGCCCGTTACCTGGCGGTGCGGCGGTGCCGTGTCGGTCATGTGCACAGCATTGCGCAGTCGTGCGCAGTGCGCAAGTGGCTGCGCACCAAAGAGTGCGCAGCATTATGCGCAACACTGCGAGGATCGACGCAATTCACTCATGTTTGATGTTGCGTAGTCGTGCGCAGTAGGCCTTAGGGTGAGCTCATGACTGACGCGCTCGCGCCCACCGAGCTCGGCCGTCTCCTGGAAGCAGCACGCGAGAAGGCCGGCATCTCCGGCCGCCAAGCCGCGGCGCGATCAGGCTTCAGCGCAACCCGCTGGCGCCAGATCGTCAACGGCGAAGGCGGCAGGCCGCCCGCTCCCACCGTCGTCGCTGCAGCCCTCGGAGTCGGCATCGAACCCGGATCGGCCCTTGAGGCCGCTGGCCTTCCCTCAGACCCCGCGACGATCAACGCGATCATCGCGGAGCTGGCGAAGGCGAGAGACAAGAACCGGACCACGCGATCGGTGACCGGACTGGCCGAGGAGATCGAACGGATCCGCGCGCTTCCCCTGCCGGCGCAGGAGCGGCTACGTGTCGCCCAGGGCGTGATCAGTCTGTACGAGGACCTGGCGCGTGAGGAGCAGGCCGCAGAGCCCGTGGATTAGGCGTTCTGGACACCACTCGCTTATGCGTTCCGTGGAAATCCGCAGGTCACGGGCATGCAGGTAGAACGCGGGAAAGCACGACGCTAAACCGCAGTCTGCTTACAAGCGGGGGGTCGTAGGTTCGAAACCTACCGCGCCCACCAAGCTGAGCAGCATCGGAGCGGGCCGCCAGAGAAACAGGTGACCCGCTCCCGTCTCACTTCTTGTCTCATTTCGCTTCAGACGCAATCCTGTGGCCTGTCTGCGATAGCTCTTGCGAAGAGTCATCGGCTGCGCCTTGATATGGCCCAGAGACTGGCGCCCCAAGGCCAAGGTCGCCCCACCGCCGCGTCTACTCCCGATAGGCGTGCCGCTCGTCGTGTGGCGTTGACGCCGGTCCAGCAGCAGACGCCCCTCGCGCGACCGCCGACGACCTGCAAGCGGCGATGACACGCATCCGTGTCCTGGCCTCCGCGATCCTCGACGACAGCCTGATCCCGGTCGACCCTGTCCATCACCTTTCAGCAGTCCTAGCTCTGAGACGCTGGCCAGGAGGCCGGCCCGAATAGCTCGTCTCTGTCGGCTATACCGTTTGGTGGTCCAGTCGCCCGGCATTTGTCAGTTGTGACAGATTAGGGCCTACTGCGGGCGACCGTCTTGCGTGGCGCGGGGCCTCGGCGCTTGTTTACCAGGGCTACCCGGCGCAGCAGTTCCGATTGGCTCGGATCGTAGAGCAGGCGCAGTGCATGGCTGAACATCTGCGCGCCTTCGAGCACATCGTGGGCGCTGAGTCCCGACTCGTGACTGCCGGAGTTGCCGATCCATTTCACTGCTAGCAGCACGTCGGCGACGTCTGGCTTGGTTCTGGCGAACTCCTTGATGCGTTCGTCGGCCATCCGGTGTCTCCGGTGCCGCTTCTGCGTCTGCTGGTTGGTGACTATCCTGGTCTTGGTGACATTCTGCGCGGTCATTAGTTCTTCGATCGCCACCCGCAGCCGGCCTGCGGCTCCAGCAGGGTCAGTCCAGATGACCGCGGCTGCGGCATCGGTTGCTTCCCGTACAGCTCTTGGGGTGCGTGCTGGGCAATCCACGATTGAAGGCGCTGGCCGGGCAAATCGAAGCCGATACTGCTCTGTCCAGGACCCGTACTCTGTGGGTTCCTGAACCGTCTCGTAGTCTCCGGCCACTGCGACGGTCTCCCAACAGCCGGCCAGGGAGCAGGAGAGCATGCCAGTGAATACGCCCAGTACCCACTCGGGCTCAAATTCGTCCGGGCGCTCGTTCTCCGCTTGGTGCGACGGACCAGAGCGTTGCGTGTAGAACTTGGTGCGCTTCTCCAGGTGACCGCGTGAGCATGTCGGACAGATGATGTGTGGCAGGTTGAAGAACCAGTCGGTGAGAGGCAGCAGCGGATGATCCACGCTGGACACCGTACGCGGTGGGGATGATAGCCGTCACCCGCGTTGCGACTGTATTGCCTGCCCGCCGGCCCACGACGTCATCGTTTGATTCAAGCTGCTATATGTGAGTCATGCAGCCGGTGCTCGAGATGCTGTTCTTCGCGGTACGAGTGTACGTCGTCAGCCTGGTCCTCTCCGTCGGCGCGGTCTACGTCGCAACGCGATCTATTGTGAGGCTTTGCGAGGACAAGCGAATAGGTGCAATTCTTGTACGCCGGGATTATCGGTCAGGACGGGTAGGTGACATCCGACTCGTGGCCCGGGCGATTGCAGGCGGAGATCGGCCATTTCTAGCCTCGTTGACTTTTCTGCTTGTGGTTATTTGCTTCACCGTAGCTATCGCGGGTCCGCTGAGTATGGCCTTCCAGGGGATAATCTCCGACGGCTTGATTCTTCCTGTCTGTGGGGTACTTGGCCTAGTCCTTAGTGTGGTGGCCCTAGTTTATATCGGCAGCGGCGGGCGTAAAAGTGGCTCAATACTTCCCGCTATCGACGTGCGTCCGTTGACTATTCGACACTCAATACGCATTCAATTTGCGACTGCTGTCATCCGCTTCGTCCTAGTCGGCGAGTTGATTGTGCTGGTCGCATTTTTGGCCGGTGTGGCCACTAGCCCGCATATCTCGTCCCGGCCAGGCGGCGAACTGGCCGACCCGATTGAGTTGCTTTATCTCGTGGGTATTGCGCTTATGGGCATGCTGGCATGGCTGCTCCGGCAGCTACTCTTCTGGACTGTTCCGCATCTAGCCGCCTTTCGGCTATTAATGCAGGTTACCGATCGCCATGCAGCACAGTTGGCGGGCGCGCCAGTTCGTGACGCTCTCATGGCCCTGTGCCGGCTCGTGAGCCGGTATGCAGTCGTTATATCGGGGAGAGAGGCGGTGGTCCGTAGTCAGAGTCCGCCTGCGGTTGTGCTGCGCAGTGTGGAGGGAAACCTTCGAACCTTCCTGTCGAACAAAAGGTCAGTCGGTGTGCGGCTCGAAGATGTGCGGTCTGATCTGATCATGGTGGCGGCTTTCCTTTGCCACCCAACATCCGTCCCGCTTTTCGAGATGATTGCCGCCCGCATGCAAGCCTTTACCGACTCCGGTGAGCCTCGAGAGAAATATCGGAGCGAAACTCCAGCTCGCTTCGTCGTCTTCATGAATAGGTTCCACTCCGGCCTGGAGCGGACTCATCAAGGGTTTATGAGATCACTGGCTATCATTGCCGGGATCATTGTGATTTTCCTCCTGTTCACGGGCGCGATCAAATTGCCTGACATCATTAAAGTTGTGAAGTAGTGAGAAGCGGAGCTTTGCGGTAGTCGTGCTTGCGGCTGACCTAGATGTTTACCGCGCTGCCTAAGAGGCATCCCGTAATGACGGAACTCTCGACAATGCCGAGAGTTCCGTCATCTGTCAGCGAGATCGATTATTCTTCCAAAGTAGCTCCGTGACTTGCGCGGCGATATTAACCGCGAGTTCCGGAGCTAGGTGTTGATACCGGGTGGTCATGGCCATCTGAGACCAGCCCATGACCTCCATGACGGCCCGGGTAGGTACGCCGAGGACGAGGAGCATCGTCGCTGCTGTGTGACGAGCGTCATGCAAGCGTGCGTCCCGGACACCAGCCTCTTGGAGGAGTTCCTTCCAGGCGTCGTGATCCGCACGCGGATCGATCGGCCGGCCGTTTTGTTGGGCGAAGACCCAACCGCCCTCCTCCCAGAGTTGGCGGGCACGCTTCCGCTCCGCATCCTGGACTTCCTTGTGCACTCGAAGCGCCGCCACGATCGGGGCTGGAATCCCTACTGCGCGGCGGCCCGCCCGCGACTTCACGTCGACCTCTTTGAGGCCGCCTCCGTGCTTCTGCGGGCATTTGCTGGCGTGCCGTGCGCAATCGGAAGGGCACGGCGGCGGACACGCCCGCTGATGCCGATGACATTTCGGTGGACACGGCTTCGTCTTGTGCAGCCGCTCTCCGCACTTGGTCGGGTTGTCGCAGCCGTGTCGCCACCTGTAGCGCTGAAGCTGGCGGGGGGTGCGCAACAGGCCTTTGTCGAGGTCGACCCGATGCCACTTAAGACCGAGCGTTTCTCCTTTCCTCAGACCTAGCGCCAGCGCTAGGGCGAACCGGACGCCATTTCGTTTGCCGGCCGCCACGTCGAGCAGTCGTTGCGCCTCTTCGACGGTGAAGGGCTCAATCTCCTGCTCGTCCAGCCGGGGCGGCTTGGCGAGCTGCGCGACGTTGCGCCCGAGGTGACCCCGGCGTACGGCAACGTTGAGCGCGGTCTTGACAGTCCGATGAGTTTGGTGTGCGGTCCCCGGCGCACTGCCGGAGCGGATCATCTTGGCGTATAGGTATTCCAGGTGCTCCGGCTCCAGCTTCTCCAGGCGGTTAGCACCGACCCCAGGAATCAGGTGCTTATAGACCGCAGCCCGGTAACCGACCATCGTCGTCTCCCTGACAGACGGCGCGGCGACGTTCTCGACCCAGTGAGTGAGCCAGGACTTCACGGTCCACCGCTGGCCAACCTTGCGGACCGTGCCCTCCTCCCGGTTCCGCTCCAGCTCGCGAACCTTACGGGTGACAATGGCCTCGGTCTTGCCGCTCACGTGACGACGATCGGGCTTCCCGTCCGGCTTGGTGCCGACCGTTACCCGCCCGTGCCAGGCTCCATCGGCGCCCTTATAGATGCTTGAAGCGCCGTTCGGCTTGCGTCCCATCGTTGCCTCCTACGCGGCCTGGTCGTCGCGCTGCGACTCGCGCAGCTTGGTCACGTACTCCGTGAGGCATTCGACCGGGATGCGGCGGAGCCGGCCGATGGTCACGGATTCGATTTCGCCGTCCATGACGAGCGAGTACATGAGGGTCCGGCCGATGCCGAGCCGGCGGGCGGCCTGCTCGATCGTGAGGACCAGTCGGATGGGTTCGGTGGGGATCTCGGCGGCTTCGCCGCTTGGATCGGCTGTCATCCGGTGAGTGCCTTTCGAGAGGTGATCAGGGGTAGTCGCCGGGGAGGACAGGCCGGGCGGGGACCTCGCGGGCCGCTCCGCAGAATCCGCGATATCCGCGCAATGGCTGCGGGCTGGTCGTTCTGCGGATTCCGCGGATTGTGCGGACGGCCGGGGCGGATCATGAGGCCCGTCCGGCGCTGATCGGCTGGACCGTGCCCGCTGGCCGGAGGACTTCCGGGTGGACGAGCCATCCCGGTGACGGCGCGCGGCCGGCGCCACGGCGCTCGGGCGCTGGCGCTGGCCGTAGGTAGCCGTGGGCGACCAGGAGGTTGAGCACCGGGTCGAGGTCGGCGGCCTTGCGGAACCTGCCGCGCGACAGTGCGGTGAACAGGTCGCGCTTGGTGAACCGCTCCGTCTGGGAGCGCTCGATCCAAGCCAGGACGTGCCGGGCGTCGTCGACCAGCGGATCGGCGCCCATGTCGTCGAAGGCGGTCAGCGCGTGCTCGGCGAAGTAGGCGCCGATCGCTGTGGCCTGCTCGAATGTCACGGCCGAGATCGGCTCGTCTGGCCCGCTTGGTAGGTGCTCGGCGAGGTGGAGGAGTCCGGCGATGCGGGCGACGGCTCCGGCGTACTTGCTGCCCCAGTCGACGATGTGCGCCCACGTCCCGGACGGCGCGAGCCGCGGTTCAGTGTCGCGCTCAATCGCCAACATGCGTTCGTTGGCCGCAGAGCTCAATGGCAGGACGGCAGGCTCGGCCAGGCCGGCCAGTCCGACTACCAGGGCGGTCAGGTTCTCGGCGTACGCGTCGGCGATGGCGCCCGGGATCGGGTCGGCGCCGATGCGTCGGCGTCCGACCGTGTTTTCCGGGACCGCGAACAGGATCCGGGCGAGCAGGCCCTTGCCGCGGAATCCGGGCATCTGAGCGATGTCCCGCAAGACCTCGGGCTGTACGGCGAGCCCGAGCGTGAGCGCCGGCCGGTCGACGTGCTCGGCGGGCCGGGATCGCCGGTCGACGCGGAGCATGTCGCCGGCGTGGCCTTTGAGGAAGACCTCGAGATTCGGCGCTCCCGAGTAGCGGCCGGCCAGGGTGGCGAAGATCCCGCCCTCCGGCGAGAGGACGGCGAGCCTGCCGCCCTGCTCGGCGAGCAGCGATGCGGCTTGCTCGCTGGTGACGTCGTCGGCGACCAGGCGCGGCAGAGCGGGAACGGTGATCGTCTCGGCAGCCATCGCGGCGGCGGTCGCGTCCGCGAGAAGCCGATCCCGGCCGCCCGCGTCGACTGCGGCCGCCGCAGCGTTCGCCGCACGGTCGGCGGCTTTGGCGGCGACGCGGAGCGCCAGCTCGGCCTCGACGATCGCCGGCCGGGTCCGCTCGATCAGCACCGACTCGGCAGCGAGCAGGGGACGAACGAGCGCCGTGAAGACGGCCGACTTCCGCGACCCGGGAGGCAGGACAACGACGGTGAACAGGTTCGCTGGCTCTCGCCACGACCCGCGGATCTCGATCTCGGCCCGCCCTCCCGCAGCGGTCGAGAGAGCGGCGAGCGCGATGCACCCGGAGAGGTCCGCGGGTGTCTGCGTGAACTCGGCGACGGCGGCAACCATCTCGGCGACCCACGACGGCAACGCGTCGACCGGGAACGGCCTCGGGGCACGCCGAGCCGACAGCGGGATCGGATCCGGCCAGGCCTGCGCCGGAGCGGCGTCGAGCATCGCGCGGCCGGCCGCGAGGACATCCTCGGTGTCGGCGCCGCTACCGGCGAGTTGGGTGAGTCGGCTACCGAGGTCGGCGACCTCCCGGCGTCGCGCGTGCTCGGCGACGATCCGGGCGTAGTGCGGTCCGTTCGCCGTGGTGGGTACGGCAGCGATGAGGGTGTGGAGGTAGGGCACTCCGCCGAGCCGCCCGATCGATCCGAGGTCGGCCAGGTGCGCGGCGACGGCGATCAGGTCCCCGGGCTCTCCCGCAGCGTGCAGCCGGGTCAGGACTCGCCACAGTTCGGCGTGCACCGGGCGGTAGAAGTCCTCGGGCTGCACGACGCGCGCCAGGTCCGCGATGAGGCGCGGAGCCAGCAGGACGGAGCCGATGACGGCTTGCTCCGCGGCGATGTCGTGCGGGGGAGTGCGAGTCACTGTGTGAGATCCCGTCGATCGAAAGGGCAGGTCAGCGGGTGCCATCGCGGTGCACGCGGGCGAGATCGTTGAAGAGCCGCCGGCCGAACCGGATCCGGATCCCGGTCGCGTCGCAGCGCCGGCAGGCACGGCTCCGCAGGCCACGCCCGGTACCGAGCCGCCCGCGTCCGGAGCACTTGCGGCAGGTCCCGAACGGCGAAGCCGCGCAGACGGCGGCATAGCTGAGAGTGATGATGATCAGGGCGGGGCAGAGCAGGCTAGCGGCGAGTCGAAGGGAGTCCACTGATGCCCTCCAGGGCTGTTTTAGGGCGCGGCAGGGTATGGGCGCTAGAGCGCTAGCGTCCTGGTGAGGTCGGTTTTCGAGGGCTAGCGCTGCCGCTAGATCTAGCGCTTGACGGGGCTAGATCTAGCGGCGCGCTAGCGCTATGCGGCGCGGCGCCGCTGGTTACGCTCGGCGACCGCAGCCGCGATGTCCTCGCGGTGCACGCCCTTCCGGTTCGCCTTTTCGCCGGTCACCGGATCGCTTCCCCACACCTGCCGACCGACCGGGATCCCGAACGGCTTGAGAGCCGCCGCAACCTGCTCGGGCTTCCACCCGGCGTACGTCTCGGGCCGAAGCTCGCCGAGCCGCGCAGCGAGGGTCTCCGACCAGATCTTGGGCTCACTGGCCGGAACCACGGTCAGCACGTCGTCGAGAAGTGACGCCGCAGGACCAGGAAGCGCCAGAGCATCGCCGGCCGCGCGCCCGGTGAGTGTGCCGCGCGCCTGGCGGAGTGCGTGAGCCCGCGTGATCACCGCGTCGATGTCGGCGAGCGGCGTGCGGCTCGTCCGGACGGTCACGGCCTCCTCGACCGCGCCCGAGTCGTCGGCACCGAGCAGGATGCCGACCCCCTTGTGGGCGCGCTGGAGCCGTGACGAGTCGTGTCCTGCTGTGTAGGAGCCCGCCCCGAGCACGGCCTCGGAGGACTGCCAAGTCATCGTCTTGAGCGCGAACCGCGTACCGATGTTGTCGCGCAGGTCCGTCGGAACGGCCTTGCCGTCCGGCTTCTGCGTGGCCAGCGAGATCATGAACCCGACCGACGGCCCGACCTTGCACAGCTCGGTCAGCAGGCTCACGATCTCGTCGCCGTAGAGCGGGTGCCCGCTGTAGCGCTGGAACTCATCGATCGACACGAGCACCGGCCAGAGCTTCAGCGAGCGTCGCTCGGCGATCCCCCGGGTCACCTTCGACTCCGGGCAGATGTCCGCGGGCAGGGTCGCGATCGTGTCGTATCGCCGGTTCATGTCGACGACCAGCGCACGCAGATCCTCGACCAGGCCGAGCACGACCTCGTCCCGCACACCGAAGCCGACCCGGTGAGCGATCCGCTCGAAGGCCCGCCAGTCCTGTCCACCCTTGCCGTCGTAGATGTGCAGCTCAACGATCGGATCAAGCGCACAAGCGAGGGCTGGCAAACGAGCGGCGAACGTCTTGCCCATCCGCGGAATCGCCCCGATCAGCAGCGACGTGAACATGAGCTGCAACGCGACGATCCGCCCACGCTGGTCCTCACCGAACGGGAACGGCTCGAAGACGTCCACTACACCCTTCAAGATCAAGGGCCAGAGGCCAGAGGGCTTCGCGTACGGGTCTTCGTCCGCCACCCACAGCGCCAGCCGCCGCGCCGACCCTGCCGCGCCACGGACCCGCTCCGGCCACACCTGAACCTCATCGAGGTCGAGTCCGGCTGCGAGATCGTTGCGCTTCTTGATCGCCGTGTCGGCCTTCACCGAGAACGGCAGATCGATCACGGCACGCCACCCAGGACCGTCCCGCATGATCGGCGCCGGGAAACTGATCAGGTCGTCCGGCTTGCACAACCCAGCGGCCAGGAACGCCCGGGTGAGCACGTCAGCCGTGAGTTTGCGAACGCGCGGCTTTACAGCGGCGACGTCCATCAGCGGCTTGTCAGCAGGCGAGCCGGCCACTCCGAGTAGACCGATGAGAACCGCGAGTACGGCGTACCGAATCTCCTGTGTCGTTGAAAGAACCAGGAGCGCTCCGCCGATCGCGCCCACCGAGAAGCCGAAGGTCAGGATCAGCGCGCGGAGCCGCACCCGGGCATCACGCTGGCGGGACAGCTTCAGATATTCGTCAGCGTCCTCACGCCGGACAGCAGCGAGCCGCACTGGCCGCCCCTCGGCGTCCGAAGCCCACCGAGCCGTCCCCGCAACCGCCCGGACCGCTCCGCGAGGAGCACGGACCACCAGGCGACCGGCGTAGAGCGGCGCCCGAAGCAGGTGATAGGCGCTGACGTGCGTGTAGTGGCCGACGATCCAGCGAGCCAGGGCGAGTGCCTCGCTCTTGGAGCGAAGCCAGGCCGGAACGATCGGGCGCCGGCCCGCGGCTGCCTCAGCCCACGAGACCCGCGAGTCCGAGTCGGGAGGGTCGACGAGGATCGGCTCGTCTCCGAGTTCGTCGCGTTCGTCGTCGACGTCCGCGGTCCAGTCGTCGGGCTGTCGCCGGCGCCGCGCGGTACCGAGGTCGACGACATCGCCGACCTGGGCTTCCGCGGCAGTCCAGTCGAACTCGCCGTCCGGGGAAGGGGTTGCCATGATGGAGATTCCTCCAGGAGGTCTGAAGACCGAAGGGGTGAGGCCGGGGCGCGGCCGATGGTTTGCGAGGCCGGGAGGCCGCGCCCCGGGCAGAGTCAGATGTCAGGCGCCGCGTCGTCGCTGGGCGCGATGAGTTCCGGAAACGCCCCGATGTCGAAGGCAAGGACGAACCCGGCGACGGCCGGCGGGAGGTCAACATCGATGTCCGGCTCGGTGTCGTCGGCCGGGTGGATGGTCAACTGATTGCTGCCGACAGCCACGCCGAGCACACCGGGCAGGATCGCGGTCAGGAAGACGGCGATCGGGCAGGCACCCGAGTCGTGACGCCGTCCGAGCCAGTTGCCGTTCAGCAGCGTCTCGGCGATCTCCTCGGAGTTCTCGCCGAGAACCTGTAGGGCGAGCGTGGCGTGGTACTTCAGAGGGATCTCGATCTCGAACATGGGGCTTCTCCGATCGGTCAGGACGCGGCGGCGGACAGATGGCGGCGGACAGTGCGGTCAGTGACGCCGATCCGTTGAGCGATCTCCTGAGTGCCGAGATCGGGATGCCGGGACCGAAGCCGCGCGACCGCCGTGGCCGTCTTGTTCGCGCTGCTCGCCGGACTCTTGGCGCGGACAGCAGGTGCCTTCGCGATGTCCGCGACCGTGTCCGCTTCGGTGTCCGCCTGCTTGACCGACGTATTCAGCTCGACCAGGCAGACGGACGCGACCACGACCAAGCCGTCAACGCACAGCGGGATCAGGTACGGCACGGCTCCGACCTCGCCATACCGGGCCACGACTCCGACCATGTGGCCGTACGACACGAACGCAGCGATAGCCGCCAGAGCGCCCGTCGCCGTCCGCCGTACGACCGCGAGCCAGCCCTTCCGCACCGGAACCCGGGAGATCAGGTCGACAGTCAGCAGCAACGCCAGCGGCGGCCACGCCGCGATCGTCTGGCTGATCGGATTCGGTTGAGCGTGCAGGATGTTGGCGGCGACCGAGGTGGCCACCCCGAGCAGCAGCACAGCCCGCACACCCCACCGAAGCCGGGACAGCTGGCCGGCCATCACTTGCCGCCTCCCAGCGAGCGGCCGATCGAGGTGAGACCGTCGCGGACACCGTCGACCAGTGCGTGAGCCGGTTGCGCCAGGACACCGTCACTTCCGGCGATGACCAGGCCGAGCATCAGGGCACAGATGACGGCGAAGACGATCCGCCCCCGGGTCTTGCGGTCGATCAGGAGCATCCCGATCGCCGCGATCAGCATCGTCGAGAAGACGCCGAGACTCATGGCCGGCCCCCGCTCAGGCTGCGTCGTCGATCGAGCGGAGGTAGCGCTCCAGCAGAGCGACCATCTCGCGGAGGACACGGTTCTGAGCCCGGCGAAGCCGGCGGTAGTCGAGCTGGGTCGGCTTCGACTCAGCGGTGAAGAACAGGATCTCGGCGTCGACCAGCGCGAGTTCCGCCTCCAGGAGGCGCTGTTCGCGCTCGATGGCGTCGAGGTGGGCAGGGGTCGGCTCTTCAGGCATCGGATCGCGGTACACGGAAGTCCTTCCGGTCTGATCCCGAGCCGAATACAACCTCGCGTTGTAGTCATAGGCGCACGCTACAGCTCGACGTTGTATTCAGGCAAGGCGATCACTCTGAACAGGGAGATGGAGAGCGCATCGCACGCAGCGATGCAGGGCGCAGATCGCGTAATCTCACCGGCGATGAGCGAGATGAGCGGCGAACTGCCGGACGACTGGTGGACGACTGACCTCGTCTTGGAGTTCCTGCGCTCAGTTGGCGCCGAGATCACTCGCCCGACGTGGGCGGCTTACGTCTCTCGCGGCCAGGCGCCGGCGCCGGACCGCATGTTCGGCCGATCGCCGGCCTGGCGTCCCGCGACGATCCGCGAGTGGCAGGCTTCCCGCCCGCGTCGCGGGTCGGAGTAAGCGGCTCCGAGCATCTGTTCCTCACCTCCTTCGCTGGCGCCGTTTCTCGGTAAGGCCAAGTAAACCGAGGTTTCCGCGCACTGCCGATGAGGCAGGAACCCATCACCGATGCACCTCTGATGCATTGGTGATGCACGATGCCTGTGAGGCGGCGAAATGCCGCTGATAGCACAGTTGTCAGATTTGCGGCACGTCTAGACGTATATACGTCCACCGGACCATTCCACTCGACCTAGCGTGACCACATGATCACGCCGGACCGCGAAGGGACTGCCTACCGGCAGCTCGCGAACGTCCTGCGTGAGCGCATCAGCAGCGGAGCCTTCACCGCGGGGCAGCGCCTGCCGTCCGAGAAGGATCTCCACGACGAGTTCGGGCTGGCCAGAGAGACCGTGCGCCGCGCGCTCGCGATCCTTCGGAGTGAAGGACTGATCGAGGTTCGCCACGGCTATGGGACGTTCGTCGTCGAGACGCCGGTCAGCATCCAGCTCAGTCCCGGCGACAGTGCCACGTCATCGACGGCCTTGACTGTCACCCGCTCGGACGGTTCGACCGAGGTCTATCCGGCAGGCACAATCCTCACGGTGGCCGACGGATAG